TTATACTATATTAAAAGGTACTTTTATTCTTTTTTTGATCTAAATGTTCAATAATAACTTTTTCCTTGCTGCCTTTTATTTTCTCCTACTAATTCATTATTCTCAACAAAAATACGATCAAAAATAGGGATTTTAGTCATTTGAATAGTATTTGTTTTATTCAGCCGCTTTGTTTTTCTGAAATCATCTAAGTTTATAATCATTGTAGTAATCCTTTCTTGTTAGGAATGTACGTTCGCTTGATGTTTAAAAATAAAAGCCCAGGGAGGACTAAGCATAGCAACATACTGACTTTTGGTATTTAAGTAATAATAATTCTTCCGGAATCCCTGTATGATGAGAGATTGCATCGATAGTTTTAAACTCTTTTGCATATGCATGCCAATCCTCATCGGGAAGTAATAATTCAACTGCAAATAAATTAGCTTGTCTTTCAAATTTATCTACAGATAAGAATGTATTAGCACGTAAAAACGGAGTATTGACATGTTTATGCATTTTACAATGGCCTAATTCATGAGAGCAAGTAACAATTTGTTCGTTGATACTTAAGTTTTCGTTAATGCAGATATACTGGTTTTTCTTATTATATTTATAAAAACCCATGATGCTTGGATCTAAATTTTGATAAAAAACGTGAACATTTAAACGTTCAGCTATTTCAAAAGGGTTGGTTGTATTAAATCTCGCTGCTAGTTCTAATGCTGTGTCTTTTTCGTAGTAACCCAATTGATTCTCCCTCCCCTGACTCACTCTGATTCATTTCTGTATTTCTTTGGGATGTATTTCTTATTTATCTTTTGAGTATGTTTCACAATATACTCCATTGCATCCATTAATGAATCTAAAGCTTCTTCAGTAAGGGGTTCACCAGAAAACATTAATCCGTCAGAGTCTGTCAGATCTTTTCTTATCTCTTCCATTCTTTTTCCGATGTCTTTTTTATCTTTCTCAGTAAAACCTTCAGCATCTTTTAAATCGATTTTATTCATTTGGTTAGTTCTTCCTAATAGAAAATCAATAGATACATCAAAATAATCAGCTACTTTTTGTACACGTTCAACAGAAGGTGTTCTTTTCTTCCACTGATAAATTGTATTTTGACCAAAATCTAAATCTTCTTCTAATTTAGATACCGATATACCTCTATTTAAACAAAGTTCTTTGATCCTATCTGTAATACTCATATAAATCGCCCTTTCAAGCTAACACACCGTTTTTATTCAATTAGTTAGTTAAAACATTTGACAACTAACTAATTGAATAATATACTAATGTGCATAAGCTACTTATTTAGCTTCTTAAACACTACTTAATAAAGGCTCTATTCCACGTTCCCCAACGTACAAAAGCTATAGTTGTAGGTTTATTTAGCTATGAGTTCATTTTAATCAATAAGTTAGTTATTGTCAATAATAAGCTAAATAATTAGCTTATTTTCTAAAAATGAGGTGAATAGAATGAAAAATGAATTCGGCATGAAGGTTCGAGCAACACTATTCGCTAAAAACATGCAACAAAAAGATTTAGCAAAGTTACTTGGAATATCAGGTCCTTATTTATCCGATATTCTTCGAGATAAGAGAGAAGCGAAAAGTGTCAGGGCGAAGATTATTAAAATTTTAGATATGAAGGAGGTCTCTTGAAATTATGAGTGGATTGCAAGCTATTAGCCCTTTAGATAATCAACTGGTTTTTGTGGAGAGAAATGTAATTGTAACAGACAGTTTAACAATTGCAAAAATGTTTGATAAACGCCATGACAATGTTATAGCGGATATTCGTACTCAAATTGATTATGCCGGAGAAGAATTTTCGCTCCTAAATTTTCAGGAGTCAAAATACAGAACTCGAGGGAAAGAATATCTTAAATACAATTTAACAGAAGAAGCTTTTACATTAGTTGTTATGAGTTATAACACCAAAGAAGCTGTACAAATGAAAATTAAATTTATCCAAGAATTTAAACGGATGAAGGAACACATTCAAAAACAAATGTCGCCTTTGAAAATGATTAACACGATTACATCTGAAATGATGAAGCAAGATGAACGATTAGAAACAATTGAAAACAAGTTAAATGAAAAGATGACAATCGATAGTTATCAACAAACGACGTTGCTGAACGCGAAATTGCGTCGAGTCGAAAAGCTTTGGGGAGAAGAGCCGAAAATTCGCCAAGCATTTGAAGATAAAAGAATTTTACATAGTAGAGCCTGGAAGGATTTCAAAATGGCTTTTGTAGTTCCAAGTTATCGTGATACGAAAGAAAAAGATTTTGAAGAAGCGTTAACGTATTTGAAAGCCTGGAGACCAGGACTTATATAAGTACAAATGGGAGGTTTTATAAATGGCAATAGATTTAAATAGTTTCGCAGATGGTGCAGTCGCAGAAAGGTTTGATGCGGAATTCGAAAGAGTTTTAGAAAATATGGCAGACCCTAATACGGATCCAAAGAAACCGCGAACAATTACATTAACTCTTTCGATTACTGGCGATAAAAAACGTGAAGTTTGGGATTGCCAGGTGCAAGCAAAATCTAAGTTAGCACCAACTATAGAAGTAGGATCAAAAATCCTTATGGGCCGTGATCATGACGGACAAGTTGTTGGCCAAGAACTGGCCTCTGGTATAAAGGGGCAGTACTACATGGACATGGAGGGTGATATTGCTAACGATGTAGGCGAAAAAGTTAAAACGGAGGAACTTCCTACCGAAAATGGAGTAGTAGATTTTCGTAAAACAAAAACAAACTAATAAATCGTAAAGGGGAAATATAAAAATGATTAAACAAGCAATGGAGTACTTATTAGAAACAGCAGGAGTAAGAATTGAAAAGGTTAATGATCGCCCATATTCCACTCAACCATTATATGCGGTAAAGGAACCAACAGCAGCAGGGATTATAGTCAATAGTCTTTCTGGTTTAGTAGATTATATCAAATCAGAGTTTGATGGGGACCATCCTTTAATGATTCATGTTGAGAATCCTAAAAATGTTTCATGCTTCACGAAAGTAAATGATGATTATAACCGTAGTATCTTTATGGAAGCTAAAGCTCTTACACCGCAATTTTCTTTTGAGAGATTTCATGATCCAGAAAACTTTAATATCAGCTTGCAGTCTGCATTTGTTAGGAACGATGATTGCGAAGCAATGCTGAAAGTCGTGGGTAATGTGAGAGACGAAACAATTAATACATATAAAGATGATGGTGTTTCGCAAACTGCAGTTGTGCAAACGGGTGCTTCAAGAGTGAATGCAGCAGTGCCAAATCCAGTGACGTTACAGCCGTACCGTACTTTCGTTGAAGTTGAACAGCCAGAAAGTCCATTTGTATTCAGAATGCAGAGCGGCCCTAAATGTGCATTGTTTGAAGCTGATGGTGGTGCTTGGAAATTAAAAGCGATTGAAAACATCAAAAACTATTTAGTTGAGAAACTAGCAGACGAAATTGAAAACAAAAAAGTATTTATCATTGCTTAATAGCAATTTATATAACTTTCAGCTGCACCCTTAAACGGTGTGGCTGGAATTGAGGTGAATTAGGTGGGATTAGCCGATAGGGTACTTCCGGAGCATATACGAAGAGCTAGGGCTTTAGAGAGTCAGCTACGTGAATATATGAAGAATCAAAAAATGTTAGAACAACAGAGTAATAGAGCGATGAATAATCATGAGGTAACAGCTTCATTGGAATTAATGGAGTTAAGCAATAAACAAAAAGAAGAAGCTGCAGCAGTTGAAAAAGAACTAATTGAACTGTACAGGCAAAAACAGAAAAAAGATAAATATATTAGAAACGAAGAACAAAAAAATGTTCTTGAAGTAGCGGATCGCCTGGAATCGCTAGGCGGTAATCCCAAAGTAGTAGAGAAAATAAGAAAAAACGCATAAAAAAAGATCCATCGCATTGATGGATACTCAAAAAAGTTAAAGGTAGATATAGATTTGGATTTAAAAATAAATTTACATTTGCAATTATAACACAGTAAATACGCTAGCGGCCAAATTATGTGTATTTATAAAAATATAAAGATTATTAAATTTAAGAATAAAAACTATAAAGTAGGGAGCTGAAAGTAATGAATGATTTGTTGTACGACAATAGTGAATGGTGTGATATCTGTAGTGCAGTAATCCCAACTGCTGATGTGAAAAATATGTACATTGAGGGATGCGAGAAAACGCTTTGTAAGTCTTGTCGTGGTGAAATGGAGCTTAAATTAAAAGTAGTTGAGACTAACGTGATTCAAGATATGTTAAAGCTGCTTATTAAAGGGTACGGTATGGATAAAGTAAGGGACTTTGATTTAATGAAAGCGGAGAGATACGCGAAGGAAAAAGAACTAGCTTTTGTAATTGAAAAACGTGGAGGGAAATTCAATCAAGAAAAGCTAGGTGAATTTGTATCACTTTCTACAAGTGAAATTGTATCAATTCTACAATACTTACAAAAAAAGATTGGCACCCATTTATGGATGAATGCAGTAATTGGTGCGCTACTAGATAGAGGACTTGTATACACGTTGCAGTTAGAAGAAGGTGTTCACGATGACGGAACAACTGACATTCTTGCTGGATGATCTCACAAATACAACTGCAGCAATAAAAAACAAAAAAGTTATAGATTCTAGGGAACAGGCGCAGCCGTTTGATATAAGAAATGCTCATGCGAAGCACTTGCCAGGACGCGTAGGATTTGCAGATGTGCTTGCGATTATTCCGTGTGATGTATGGAGCGCAGATGAACTGCCACGCTCTGTAAAGCAGGATAATCACTTTGATATGTATATCGACTATGTAACAGCGTTATGGCGGTATAGACGAGCACAGGATAAATGTTTCTTTTGGGACGAAGCAGAAGAGATTTGCAAAGCTGCAAGGGAATCGCAGGAACCGCAGCCGTTACGAATCTATTTTGATAGCGGATTTAAACCGCAATATGTAACTAAATATTTGGAGGGTTAAAGATGAAAATTGTAGCAGTAATTGTACCAGTACCAAAGTTTATTAAAACACCATTTGAACTAGGTGATTGGGTAGTATTTGAATGCAAAGATTACACAATGTTTGCTGAAGTGAAAGCGATGGAAGTCGATACAAAGAATGGCCGTATTAAAATTCTAGGTGTATGGGGAAATTGTGACATAGCAGGTATAGGTGATAAAGGATGGCAATATGCAGATCAGTGCCGTCTAGCTACAGAAAAAGAGAAATACTGGGAAGAGCGCCGCAGAGTTTTCGCAAAGAAAAAGAGAAGAAAAAATGAATTTCACTCAGGTGACTTCGTTAGTGATGATAGTCGAGTTTTAACTGTATGTCATCAAGATAGAGATACCGGAGTCGTAACTGTGTATGTAAATAATATGAATGAAAAATACGAAGTGAGCCCGCAGGATTTGGAATTAATATTCTGTGCAGAAGATGCTGTAGGGTGAACTGGTGAAGAGTGCATTCAACATTTTTGGAATATTGGGAATTTAAAAGGTGAAAGAACATATTGTGTAGAGAAAAATTGATTGGAAAGTTAATAACTTTAGAGTGTTATAGGACAAAGGACCGCCAGTTGTGGGAATTGGACGACCTAGAATTGGCGGTCTTACTCGTTATAACGATCATAAAACGATTAAAGGAGAATGGAATCATGAAATTTGAAATCTTATGTAATTGTGGAATGAATGTAGCGGCGGAACTAAATAGAGCGGAACAAGAAATGGGGAATGCTGCAGTACTTCCTATCATTACTACAAAGGATAACGGAATCCAGGGCATTATGGTTCAAACAACAGAAAAAGAAATTCAAGTTACATGTACAAATTGTAATGAATCCGCGCGATTCTTATTGGAGCCAGAGAAAAGAGTGGAAGAAAGTCCAATTCTTGAATGGTCTAAAGTCTCATTAGTTAGCCAGGAGGGAGAACGATGAAATCTACATATAAATATCATATTTCAACAGTCTTCCCTCACTGGCGTTGTAATCACATTGTAGTAAAAGAAAATGAAAAGATGGCGAAATATCATTTTTACAAACAAATTAAAAAGCAAGGTTTTATCAATATGCCGTTCGAACAGTTTGAGCCATTTATCACTTGTGAATATAAAGGTGTAGTTGATATAGCAACCCTATTTGGTAAGGAAGAACCATTCCGGAAGATGTGTAATTTTAGAAGAATCCCATTCGCAAAACGTGGAATGCGTGTCGAAGCGCAGGGAAGAAAAGGGACGATCGTCGGGAATTGTAAAAACGATTTATTCATTGTCCTGGATGATGATCCTCACAAGTTTAGGTTTAATCCTCATTGGGAGATTGTTTATTTCAATGATGAGGGTGAAATTATTAAAGATTATCGTAAAGGGGCTTATGCATTATGAGACACACAACAAACCTATATGTAATTACTCCAGAAGAAACGCAGCAGACTTTTGATATTACAGAGTTGTTCAAAATGCAGAAAGAACTAGATAAGCGAATCGGATATAAGGGTAACGATAAGTTAGATATGCTGTTCCGCGGGTTAATGGTTGAAATTGGTGAAGCCTGGAACGAAACAAGGGCCTTTAAAATGTGGAGCACAGGATTTGGAACACCAAAGGATGGTCTATTGGAAGAGTTAGTTGATGGATTCCACTTTCTAATGAACATCGTAATTGAATTAGATCGTCATACATTAAAAAGAAAACTCGTATCTGGATTTTCGAAACAATACATCATGAAGAAAAACGTGTTGAATGTAAACAGGCTTTTTGAATGGTATATGCAGGATATATTATCAGCTAAACGTGCATGGTGTGAATTTAGAAATTTAAGTGTAGCATTAACTCATTTACATAAAGCGTTCGGTATTTTCTTCCGTCTTTGCTATTTATACGGTTATAAATTTGAAGATGTTGTACAGGCCTACAAGGAGAAGAATAAGGAAAACTTTGAACGCCAAGCGAGCGGATATTGATATGTATACATTTGTTGTTACTTATGAACTACCGCCAATGGAAGGGACGCTAAATGTAGATATAAATGCAAAAGATGAATATGAAGCTTTGTATATTGTTAGAAATTTTTTGTATCGTGCTGCTATAGTGCACGGTGCTAAGCAAAAATATTATCAAATTTGAATTTTGTAGAAAAGGGGAATGGATATGGATATAAAAGTGGACGAACTAAAAGAAAATGAAGATGGTATAAAAGGTGGCAAGATAACAATCATTAATGAAACACATACAATTACAATCAATTCACAACATGTAGATGATGCTTATTACCTTGCTAGTAACTTAGAAGATTGTGCAAATACAATTGAGGTTAAACAAAACTGTGAAAGATGCTATCAGTGTGACGGAAAAGGTGTTGGTTTGGACTGGGGCGCTATGAAGTTTTGGGAATGTGATGAGTGTAACGGAACAGGGGAAGTAAACTCTAAATAAAACTTAACAAAAGCGTTATTAGAATAGAAAATGGCAGCTGAAAATTCAAGGATGAATCAGCTGCCAATAAAGTAGTTATTAAATCTTATTATTAAGCTTTTAATTTGGATTTTTGCTCTTATTTCGAGAAGAAATTATACCGAAAATAGCACCGGACATTGCACCGATTAAAGTTGGTAAGAGTATACTCCATGCTGCAAAAGACATAATTAGACCTCCTAATAATAAAATGTTGTAACTATATATTTTATTATATCGCAATTTAAGGATTTAATGTTAGGAAATCTTGGGAAATCAAACAAAATAGTTATTTTATGGAGTGGTGTAGATGGACGAACATATAGCTATAAAAGAGTGGCACAGGATTTATCGTCTGTTTATTATTAGTCAGCTTTACACAACCCTTGACGATCAATCTTTCTTGTTGGGGGTTGCTGATGAATTTTATGAATTCTATAAAAAGATAGAATCTGGAGAAATAAAAATTGATGAATATGGTCAGTTAATTGAATAGAAAGGAAGAACAAAAGATGAAAGTAATTTGTACCAAAGATGTGGTTATGAATACGAACGAAAAATACGGTAAGTATTCCGGTAAGAGAGTTTTTACAAAAGGGAAATTGTATAAAGCAAGGCATCATACAACGACCTTAGAAGATCCGTGGACACCAGTTAAAGTATTACGAGCTACTAATGATTTTAATGACCGCCATATTATTAAACATTGTTATGAAGGGGCAAATAATACATTCTTTGAAAATCATTTTTTAGAAGTTCAAAACTAAACAAAATTCTTATTTTAATAGAAAATAGGTGATCCTATTGAGCGGAGAAAAAGAATGGTATTCGTTAGCAGAGGTTCTGGGAATTTTAGATATTGATGTTAACGAAATCATAAAATTATTGGATGAAATTGAAGAAGATTTATAACAAAATTTTTTTATAAAAAGGGGAATTAAGATGAAAAAGTTTGTGTGTACAGTAACTCGTGTAGATAAATTCACTATTGCATTAGATGAAACCAAAATGGATGTAAGCTGGTTAGAAAACTTTAAAAATAACTTTTACGATATTGAAGATTTAAAGGGGCATGCAGAAATGATTGCTCAGTATAGAGCTAGATTCGGCCATGAATGTATTGAAGGATATGGCATCCCTTTAGAAAAAGGAAAGCCGCCAATTGGGGTTTCTGAAGATGATCGGAGAATCTTTGATGCTATTCATATTCATGTGGTAAGTGAAGATAATGATTGTGAAGTAGAGGTGCAAGAAATTTAGAAAATCTTTATTTGAATAGAAAGTGGTGGATCAATGACTGTATTTCAAGGGAAGGAAATAAAAATAATCTCTTCTGATAGCAGGCAGAATTGGTACAACGATAAAATTGGTGAAAAATTCATTGTTCAAAGTGAGTGCAGTCGAAATAAAGATAACTTAATTGTTAGAACAACGATCGAACAAGCTGGCTGGAAGCATGGGTGGGTAAGTAAAGATGACTGTGTATTTGTAAACTAAACAAAATCGTTATTTGAATAGAAAGGGAGAATGAGAGATGGATTTGAAAAAGTTACAAGAACTTAATGATCTTAGACTCACAATAGAAATGTACAACGATTTAATGGATAAATACGATGATGAAGATTTCGTTTTAGAAAACTTAGATAACATTTTAAATGTTTTTCATTCAGTGCCACGTCTGGTTGAAGAAATTACATTATTACGGGAAGAGAATCAGCAATTGCAGTATGAGTTAAAAGAAGAAAGAATTTGAACAAAAACGCTATTTTATTAGAAAAGGAGAATGAAAATGAATACAGTAACAATTAAATTCGGTCAAGGTGATAATGCTTGGAAAGAAAAGAATGTAGTTGTCCAGTTCTTAGATGAACGCGGTTATAATATGCAGCCATATGAAGAAATTGGGGTAATTCATTTAACAAAAGTAGTAAATGAAGAACCAGTAGAATTCTCCGATAATGTTTTAGATCATCGTCCAAACTTAGCGAATTTAAAAGCAATTGGAAAAGAAGATGATTATCTATTCCAAGCACTAGCTTATATGGGAAATGTCTCTCAATTTATGAGCTGGGCAAATACAGTGTTGGAACTTGTGGAAGAGGTTCCAGAAGAATTGAAAAAAGAAATTAAGAAAGTTCATTCTGGTATCTGGGAAATGCAAGAAAAATTAAGAGAATATAAGAAAGAGGATGATAAGTAATGGAAGAAATTTTAGTACAAGGTGACATAACTGAAGATTTAAAAAGATTAGGGGTTAATGCAAAGAGAACATATGGTGATGAAAATACATCGTACCAAGTATATGAAGTTTCGGATGAAGATTTTCAAAAGTTTAGTGATGATGCGGATAATAGGGATGCAGATGATGGTCATTGGAAAAATGGGGGATGGCGCTGGGATACAGGAAGTAATCAACCGATTCCTACCGACAAAGCTGAAGTCAACCACCAAGAATTAGTATGCTGGGTAGAAACAATAAACGATGATGAAGAAACATATCGAAATGATTGGTATGTGGATCTACTAGAATACCTCGATGTTGGAGTGGGTTGCACAGCTTTCCGTAATGTATGTGCCGTAACGAAGGACTTGGCGAAATACAACAATATGTCAATGGCTGAGTTATTTAAAAAGTATCAAGGGTAATTCAAACAAAAACTTCATTTTATTAGAAAAGGTGAATTGATATTGCAACTGTTAAACCTATTTTTGAAGTTTCCTTTTAGGATGAAATGTAGAAAGAAAGGACACGTTCTCAAATATCGAAAAGGGTATTGGGGATGTGTTAGATGCGGAATTAGAAGTAAAGATAACTATAAGAGTTTAAAAGAAAAAGGGATGCTATATAACCCTAAGTGAGAGGAGAGTAAAAGAACATGGCCAGAAGTCCTTTGATTTGGTTTGGAGGAAAAGGAAAGTATGCAGAACACATAATTAATAAGATGCCAGCTCATAAGGTGTATGTGGAGCCATTTGGTGGTGCTGCCCATGTAATTTCACAAAAGCCACCAATTGGCCATGAAGTTTATAACGATATTGATGGTAATGTTGTTAATTTTTTACTTGTAGCAAGGAGTAAACCAAAAGAGTTACAAAAAGCTTGTGAATCATTACCGTATAGCAGGCAACTGTATGAAAGCTGGAAGAAAGAGCATTTACCTCGAGATCCATTCGAAAAAGCGGTTCGTTGGTTTTATCTCAATAGGTCAGGTATATCAAAAGGGAATGCTGACGAAGTACCTCAGACGGGTTGGAGAAACAGTACGAAAAGCAATCAAAATCCAGCAAGAGGATATTTTGGTGCTTGCTCAATCATTGAATCATTTGCTAAGAGAATGCAGGGCACAATGATAGAGCAATTAGATTTTAGAAGCATCATTGAGAAGTACGATAGCAAAGAGACATTATTTTATGTCGATCCTCCATATATCGGTCGTGAAAAGTTCTACGCTGGAGGATTCTCAAAGCAGGATCATATAGATTTAGCCAGCTTATTAAACAAAGTAAACGGGAAAGTTATTTTATCTTATTACGATGATCCGCTATTACATGAACTCTATCCGAATTGGGAAAGAGAAACATTCAAAGCTCATAAGCAAGTTGTTGGCGGATCCGGAGTTGTATGTGAATCAGAAGAAATATTATTTATGAATTTTAGAACAGAGCAAATGAGCTTGTTTAATTAGAACAAAAATTTCATTTTATATAAAGGGAAGAGAGGAAGCAGCATGGGTTACGGAAATAGAGGAATGGCATTTGAACATTTATTAAACATTACTTGTCGTATGTATAAGTCAGCAAATGTAGGTATTTTTAATAAACGTCCAACACCAGTGAAAGTTATAAAAACGAATAAAAAAGGTGAAATAACCAAAAGTGCATGGGGAAGTAAATCTACTGTAGATTACGATGGTGTATATAAGGGAAGAGCAGTTTACTTTGAAGCAAAGTCTACAAAAGAAACAAAAAGATTTCCATTAGATAGTATAAGTAGACACCAAATCGATTATTTAAATGATACGCAAGCGCATGGGTCTATTTGTTTCTTTTTAATAGAATTTAGAACAGATCATATTATCTATTTCGTTCCGGTTTCATTAGTAGCAGAATACTATGAAGCTATGCTATATGATGGTGGCCGTAAATCCATTCCAAGAGAAGAATTTGAACAACATGCGTATGTAGTAGAAAGAACTGATCGCGCTCTCGTAGATTACCTGGTACATGTAGATAAATTAGATTGGCCACTTTGCAGCTGATGGAACAAACAAAAGGTATCGATAAAAGAACTGTACGCATAAAGATAATAAATTTACAGGACCAACATTGTAATGGATGTGAGCACCTATATAAACCTAGTTATTGTTTACATAATTGTGTAATAGGTAAACAGATAAATAAATTAGGTACTGCTTTAGGAGGAACCTATGTAGCAGATCAGCCGAAACGGAGAACAAAAGCAGAATGGGATGTATTATGTGAGAAAACGTTAATAATGCAAGAGATGGGTATGACGAATGTACAGATAGCAAAAGAACTTGGTATACGAGATCCAAGCTATATAAGTGAACAGTTAAAAAAGAGGAACCTAAGATAAAAATTTCACATACCGTATTAAAAGGATAAATAAAAAATAATGAAAGTAATAGTCCACATTTAGAGGGCGTTGATTATGTCTAGGAAAAGAAATCTTCCTATATATAATTCAGCGTCCTCTTTTTATATAAAAGGAGGAACCTGGTATGAAAGATTTAGTGGAGCAGTATACCAAAACAAGAAAGACATTAGAAGAATCTAAGGTGGGCGCGACAGAAAAGGATATAAGTATTATTAATGAAATGATTAGTGATATAAATTATGCTCTGGAATGGATGCGAACAGCGAAAGAACCAGGGGCTATAAGAGGTATTGAGCGTAGAGCGGCATATCAACGTAATACTGCAGTAAACCCATTACTAATGCAAAAGTATTTGAGAAGTGCAGAAACGCTATATGAGTGGGATGATAAGCCCAAAGAGAATGTAATTACTGAATGGGAACGTATTAAGTTAGAAGATGCTTTATCAACATTAACGGAAAATGAAAGAGAGATTTATATAATGTTTAAGGGGAATTGTTTGTCTATGGATAAAATTTCCAAATTAATGAAAGTATCGAAAGGAACCATCCAGAAATCAATACAACGATCTGACGTTAAAATAGCTAGACAATTAGAAGGTAGTCTATTTTGCATGATTTAACTTGCAAGAGGGATATTTTCGCCTTACGAATGCCACCTATATATGAGAGGCCGAAACCAGCTCTTGTAGTTAGGTGATGAGTGAACATATAGCGTTGCTCTTCCTTATCTGCAAGAGGATTTATTTTAAAGGTGCAAGGTAAGAGGTTACGAGCCTTACTTTGTATGTATTTCTTGATTTCAATCGTAATTAGAATATTCTTCAAAACTTCATTAATTTAAAAGGTCTAAACGGAGGAGAGCTTCTGTTCTCCTTTAAGTTGATACCTGTGCCTACTAATAGGGTGTCAATTTAAAGGGGTACGGAAATAGCCCGATATAAAATTAAAAAATTCCTGGGAGAAATTTTGCTTCTCTCATAGCCACTGACGTAAGGCGCGTAGTCAAATTTAAAAATGTAAGAGTGCGGTGGCTATGAGAGGAATAGAAATTCTAATTATATATTTATTTGAAAGGTGGAAATTTATATGTCAGGAAAATATTTAAGCGATGAGATTGCAGATAAACATTATAAGGAAGCAAGACAATGTGTAATAGCAATGCAAGCTGCGTCAGTAACAATGCTGCAGCGTAGATTTAGAATTGGTTATACGAGTGCAGCAAAGATTATTGATCGTCTTGAAGAAAATGGAGTCATTGGTCCGTATGAAGGAAGTACACCAAGAAAGGTATTAATTAAAGAGTAGCATCCGTAATGGGTGCTATTTTCTTTGTTATATAGAAATTACATATTAAACATAAATAACAATGAATTTGATATCTAAATAGGTATACGTTTGTGCAGCGGTTATTTTTGTAGCATCTTATTTGCTGTTAAGGGAAGATAAGCGCAAACGTGTTGCATGTAATGAAATAGAAAACACGAATAGCCCAACGACGGCTTTGATTTTAAAATCGTTTCCGTTGGGCAATAACATCCAAACTCCGGATCTGTTATGTACATATTCACATGTTACTTTCAGAGCGCGCTCTTTATTCGTGAGCGTTTCAGAAACACGCAAAGGATATTTTACGGCGCCAACCTTTTTTCCTACTTTGCATACTATCGTTATTAACGAAATTTAGTAGTTTTATACATGAGGTGATACATATGCAATTAGAATTATTGAATGATTTAACAACAGAATTAAAGACACGCGTTTTATCTGGTGCAGTTACATGGGAATTAATTAATGCTATTGTATTAGATCGTTTAGAGAGAATAGCAGATGAAGCAAAAATGAATGAATTTGGTATAGGTATGTATGGAGTTAAATGGGAAGATGTTAATTTAAAAGCATACGCAGCATTAGATAATGTTATCGGTGTTAATGACGCTCATCTTATTAGCAGCCTTTCTCCTGGTCATATAAAGAATCTATGTGCAGCAGGTGCTATTGAATCTAAAAAGATCGGTGGAACTTGGGTGATAAATAGAGAGCGGTTTGAAGAGTGGTTCAGATGCTCATGTAAAAACGAAACAAACTCAACACAAACCAAATATTGTAAAAGATAAGTAAAAACCATCTAATGTAACACATCATGTATTTTGTTACATTAGATTTATGAAGAGAAATGCTGTTATATCAACGTTTGGGTCTATTTATAAAAATAACTACCATATTTTATGTAACATATTGTATAATAAAGATACATCTAATGTAACATAACGTATGGAGGGGTAAGGAATGAAGTTTGTGCAACCAATTCGAGATAAGAAAAAATTAGAAGAAGTGAAAGAGGTTTTACGTCGCCAATCTTATCGTGATTTGTTTTTATTTGAAATGGGAATCAATACAGGTCTAAGAATTAGTGACTTATTAAAGTTACATGTAAATGATGTGAAAGAAAGAACTCACATTGTTATTAAAGAACAGAAGACTGGGAAAGATAAGCGTTTCATTATCAATACAGCGTTAAGAGAAAAAATAAACGAATATGTAAGTGGAATGAACGAAACGGATTGTTTATTTGCTTCTAAAAAGACAAAAAAGCCTATCACTAGAATTCAAGCTTATCGAATCATGAATACCGCTGCTGAAAAAGTAGGGCTTGATGAAATTGGAACGCATACGCTTAGAAAAACTTTTGGCTATCATTATTATCAGAAGACAAAAGATGTAGTAATGTTACAAACAATCTTTAATCATTCTGCTCCATCGATTACGTTACGTTATATAGGAATCCAACAAGATGAGATAGATAAATCATTAGAAGATTTCAGTTTATAAATTAGAAACCACAAAAGTAGCGATTACGCTGCTTTTTTATTTTGTAAAGCAATTAGCGTGAGGTGGTGTAAATGGAAGAAGAAACTATAAACGTTCCTACATGCTCTGTTTGTAATGAGCCGTGCATGTGGACATTAAAAATGCCATTAACTATTACTCATTTTGATAAAACATATCTCCGTGAAGCAAATACGGATAATGCTCATATATGCATTGAGTGTTTAGAGAAGGAAGTGCAAACAATTGGATAAGGGGGCAGGTGTTATGTAATTATGGCCAGACAACGAAGTCCAGACCGTAACAAAGCGTATGAAATATTTAAAGAACATAATGGTGATATTACGAATCGTAAAATTGCCGAATTGTTGTCTACATCCGAAAAAACTGTAAGTGAAAAAACGGTTGGCGGATGGAAATCCAAAGATGGATGGATAGACAAATTAAATGGAGTACTCCATAAAAATGAACGGAGTACTCCAAAGAAAGATACGGAGTACTCCAAAAAGAAACCAGGAGCACCCAAGGGTAATAAGAATGCTGTAAACAATCGTGGTGGAGCTAAAAAGGGTAATAAAAATGCTGTCGGTAATTCCGGAGGTTCTGCTCCACTGCGTAATGGTAATGCTGTTAGTCATGGATTGTATAGAAAGTATTTGCCGCAAGAAATATATGATTTAAAAGAAGAATTAAAAGAAGCGGTTAACAACGATTCCTTAACAATCATTTGGGACAGTATTATGCTGCAGTACACTCAAATCATTCATGCTCAACGTATTATGTTTGTTAAAGACAACGAAGACATGACCAAAGAACTGCGGAAAAACAAACTTACGGAAAGTGGCTATGAGGAAGAGTGGGAAATTCAATTTGCTTGGGATAAGCAAGCTAGTTTCTTAAATGCTCAATCGAAAGCAATGTCAACGCTAGTAAATCTAATTGAAAAATACGATAGATTAGCTAATACAGAAGAACAAAAACTACGCATTGAGAAACTCAAGAAAGAAATCGCTGCTATTAAAGTTGATGGTGATACTAATCAGAATACAGAAGACTGGAAAGAGTCACTTATGAAGATAGCAGAGCGCAGACGTAAACAAAAGGAAGCTGAAGCTAATGAGTAATACGGCTTTTAGTAAATTTATGGAGATTATCGATGTTTATTGGGATGATCCAGTTGCGTTTGCCGAGGATATGCTTGGTTTTTATCCGGATGAATGGCAGAGAAAAGTTCTTATGGATTTGGCACAAAGTCCAAAGGTTTCAGTGCGTTCTGGCCAAGGTGTTGGTAAAACAGGTCTTGAGTCAGTCGTTGTTATCTGGTTCCTCTGCTGTAGGCCGAATCCAAAAGTTATATGTACAGCCCCTACAAAGGAACAGTTATTTACTGTACTTTGGGCCGAAATAGCCAAATGGTTAGAAGGAAGTGCAGTTAAAAATCTTCTTAAATGGACTAAAACACGAGTATACATGATTGGTAGTGAAGAACGTTGGTTTGCTACTGCTAGAACAGCAACGAAGCCGGAGAATATGCAGGGTTTCCACGAAGATTATATGTTATTTGTATGTGATGAAGCTTCTGGTATAGCAGATCCTATTATGGAAGCCATACTCGGTACTTTATCTGGCGCAGAAAATAAATTGTTTTTATGCGGAAACCCAACAAGAACAAGCGGTGTATTTTATGATTCTCATAATCGTGACAGAGATTTATATAAAATACATAAAGTCTCTAGCTTAGATAGCCCTCGAACCAGTAAAGACAATATAGAAGTATTGAAAAAGAAATATGGTGAGGGTTCAGATGTTTGGCGTGTACGTGTACTTGGTGAATTTCCTAAAGCAGAAGCAGATGCATTTATCCCGTTAGAAATTGTAGAGCAAGCAGCATCTTGTAAAGTGGAGCCGACTGGTGAAACACTTGACTTAGGTGTTGACGTTGCACGATTTGGTGATGATGAAACTGTAATTGCTCCAAGGATAGGAAATAAAGTCTTTAAATTATTAAACCACTATAAACAAGATACTATGGAAACTGCTGGCCACGTATTGAAATTAGCTAAGGAATACATGGCAAAGTACAAGCAGTTAAAAAGAGTTGATATAAAAGTCGATGATAGTGGTGTTGGTGGTGGTGTTACGGACAGATTGAAAGAAGTTATTAAATCTGAACGATTACCATTCAAAGTATATCCGGTTGTGAATAACGGGAAGCCGCTTGATGATGAGCATTATGATAATGCAGGTGCAGAAGGTTGGGCCGTAGTAAGAGATTTACTTGAAGAGAATATGAAAGCATTTATACAGGGTGAAGAACCTACAATGGAGATTCCAAATGATGAAAAAATGATTTCTCAATTTTCTAGCCGTAAATACAGAATAACAAGTAGAGGTAAGATTGCATTAGAGCGAAAAGAAGAAATGAAGAAACGCGGATTGCAATCACCCGATAGAGCAGATGCTATAGTTCTAGCCTTCTATAAACCGAAAGTAGTTATGGGTGGGAAGGTTAAAAGAGTGTAGTCGGACATTTATTGTTCGGCTATTTCTTTTGCTATTTATTAATAGAAGAAAGGAGGACATACAAACGATATGAGCGATAAGAAAACAATTAAGAATGTAAAAGTATTTGGCATTAATAAAGCAGCAGATGATCCAAAGAACAGGGAAGACAACAGTAAACAAATGGCGGTTGACCCATTTGCACAAACATATAGTGATAAAGGATTAATTAAACCTCCTTATGATATGGCAGTGTTGCTGGAAATAAAGGAAAGTAATCCCATTCATTCTGCTTGTATTAGCGCGAAAGTGGATGATATTGCGGGTGTTGGTTTTGACTTTGCCCCTTTTGAAGAAGTAAAAGAAGCAGCGAGCCAGGAGCAATATAAAAGGTTAAAAGAATTTATGCGGAATTGCAATCCGGAAATGACAAGCTCAGAGATCATAAGGGCGGTATGGGATGATTATGAAACCGTTGGATGGGGCATTATTGAAGTTGTTCGTAATAACAAGAATGAACCGTCAGAACTATACCACATTCCAGCTCATACAGTTCGTGCTCATAAAGATAAAGTTCGCTTTGCTCAAAGCGTAAATAACAAAGAACGATGGTTTAAAAAGTTTGGTTATCCTGATGATTTTCGTCTTGCTGATGGTAGACCTTTAAATGAAGAAGATATTGCAGAAAACGGTACAGAAAAAGCCGGTGAAGTTATTGTTATTCGTAAATTCGGTTCTCGTTCTTCTTATTATGGGATACCTAATTACGTTAGTTCTATTGGCTCAATAGTTGGCTCTCAAGCAGTAAGAGATTACAATATTAACTTTTTCACAGGTAAGACTATTCCTGATTCCATACTATTCATTGAGGGTGTTGATGAGATAGATGACGGTACGGAAAATGAACTAAAAGTATTTTTCTCTACAGAAACAAAAGGAGAACATCATAAATTAGCCGTTGTACCTGTACCACATGGTGCGAAAGCTAGGCTAGAAAAAATAAGCCCTGATGTAAAAGAGGGCAGTTTCCGTTTATATAAGCAGGATAGTGCAATGGAGATATGTGTGGCCCATCGTGTACCGCCATATCGTATCGGTTGGGCTATGACAGGTTCATTAGGGCAAACAACTGCTAAAGAAATGAATGAGATGTACAAGCGTTCTATTATTGAACCTGGACAAGAAATATTAGAACATCGATTAAACAATCAATTGTTCCGTGTATTTGCTGATATACTAGGCGGTTTAGATTGGCATTTTAAATTAAATGAAATTGATACAGATGATCGTGAAGCAGATTTGAAGTATGCAAAAGATAGTTATGAAGGTGGAATATTAAAACTGAATGAGTCCCGTAAAGTGGTAGGTTATGAACCTGTACCAGAAGGGGATAAATTCTATGATGGTAAAACCGAACCTTCTCCGCCTGAACCAATTGCAAAATCTGCAGATGATGAACAAGATAACTTAATTGCTATTAATGCATTTAGGGAAAAGCATGAAGAAATAGAGAAAGCTATGCAAAAGAAGGTAGCTGATTTTTTTCAGAGCAGGGAAAAAGGCTCTTAAACCTGCTTCCCGTAATTCGTATTAATAAAGCAGATGAAGAGATTGATCTTGTAATTGCAGAAGCAGAAGTTGATGAATTTCTGGATAGTGTTGATTGGGATGAGGAAAGACAAATGTTTGTCGATGAAGTCACGGACACACTACAGGATGATGTAACGGAGTTTGTACAGAGTACTATAGCTTCTAACGGTTTAACCTGGATGGTATTAGATCCAATTGGTGACGTTGCTGCAAAATGGGTAGCTACTTACGCTTTTGAATTAGCAAAGGGAATCCATGAAACCACTAAAGATAGATTAAGAGAAACAATGCTAAAGAATCTTAGTGAAGGAATGGGTGTTGATGCATTAAGTGTTTCCATTGCAGATGTAATGTCAGAAGCAAGCAACTACAGAGCAATGATGATTGCACGTACAGAAACAACATATGCAATGAATTACGGCAATTTAATTGCTTATAAGGGCGCAAATAGAAACAAGAAAACATGGCTTACAGGAAACGATGAGCGTGTTTGTAAAGAATGTGGTGGTCTACATGGGGAAACGGTAGATATTGATGATTTATTTAGTAATGGAAAGATGTGTCCGCCAGCTCATCCTCATTGTCGCTGCACTATGATTTCAGAAGAGTAATATAATACACCTATTTGATTGGGGTTTCATCGTCAAAACGTATACGGCTTTAAATTGGCTGCTATGCGTTTTGACAGTGGAACCCCAATATTTATAGGGAAGGAGGTAAAACGATGGGTTACGAATTAAAAAACGCCAATATTAGTTATGTTTCATTGGTTACAAAGGGCGCTAACGGTCGTCAGTTTGCCATTATGAAGAGCGCAACTGCCAAACAACCAAATATATCAAAGCAGGTTCCAATCCTTAAAACAGAGGAAGATAAGCAGCTTGTTACAGGTGTGGTATATGAACCAGATGTAGAAGATACACACGGGGATACAATGACCGCAGAAGAAATTGAAAAGGCTGCATATACCTTTATGGAAAATTACCAACACATTGACAAACAACATGATGAAATCGCTGGTAAAGGGACAGTTGTTGAAAACTGGATTGCTAAAAGTGATATGACAGTAGGCGATCAAGAAGTAAAGGCAGGAACATGGCTTATGACCGTTCGTGTGGATGATACAGACACCTGGGAAGAAATTAAAAAAGGTGAAGTTACTGGCTTTTCAATGGGTGGATTTGGCGAACGTGTAGAAATCGCAAAAGCAGATGATCTTACTCATGAAGAGAAAGGCATTATTCGTAAAATGGTCGGTTTCTTCAAAGGCGAGAAACACGAGATCAAAAAGGGTGAAGTAAAAGATCGTTTTGTAGATGAAAGACAGAATCGTGATTTACGTGCCGTTTTTAATTTGTTCGAAGATGTGTTCTATTGGGAGATTTGGGAAAGTAATCCTGATATCGACCGTATGGCAACTGCTCTTGATGATATGAAGGATATACTCTCTTCTATTAAAGGCGGTTATACCATCGCAAAATCAGAAGATAGTGTACAAGCAGAAAACATTGTATTAGAAAGTATTAAAAAAGCTGGGAAAGTATTGTCCCAAAAGAATCATGAAAAATTAGATGAAGCATTAGCTTTAATTAGTGAAATAAAAGAAGCTGCTTCACCACAGGAGGAAGACGAAATGAAAGCAGAAGATATTGCAGAGATTGTTAAACAAGCGGTAGAGCCACTAACTACTAAGTTAGATAAGATTGAAAAGCAAGTGAATGGCGAAGAAATAGAACCAAAACCAGAAGAGCTAACAGAGGAAGAAAAAACTGCAGCAGTTATCCAAAAAGCATTAGAACCATTTGCTGAACGTCTTGAAAATATCGAAAAAGCAGCTTCTATTCGTAAAGGCCTAGACCCAGACGAATTATTTACACCAGGACAACAACCAATTAAAAAATCTGTTTTTGCAGGCCTTGACCTAAAATAAGAGGAGGATATAACTATGACAATGACTAACGCAGAATTATTAGCACATGTGCAACGAATTTCAAAAGGTGCTATTTCAACTGGATCGATTTCTTCAGGATTATTAAATCCGGAGCAGAGTAAAGAATTCTTTAGAATGGCCTTTGATTCAACGCCATTCTCGCAGTTACACCGCAAAGAAATGCGTAAAGCAAAACAGGGGGTAATTGATAAAATCGCTATTGGCGGACGTATTCTTCGTAAGAAAACAGAGGGTAACGATGATGAATACCGTGCAGGTGTTAAAACATCAAATGTCCCTTATAATACAAAGGCGATTCGTCTACCTTGGGAAATTAATGAAGAAACTCTTCGTGAAAATATTGAAGGTGATAGTTTTGAGGACACTGTAATGACCCTTATGGCAACTCAAACAGGTATTGATTTAGAGGATTTACATTGGAATGGAGATGTTGACTCATCTGATCCATTTTTATCAATTAATGATGGTTGGTTAAAGAAAATCCTAAAATCGAAAGAATCACATATTGTAGACCACTCTAAACTAGTAACTGGTACAGGAGAAGCCGCAAAAGCCAATGGATTCGGTAAAAGTTCATTCTTCGCTTTATCCGGAGTAATGCCAAACAAATATAAGAATAGTAACCTACGTTGGATTATGTCACCAAATCGTAGAGAAAAATGGATTGAATATTTAACAAACCGTCCTACAGGCGCTGGTGATGCTGCGTTACTTGGAGCAGGAGATCAAGTTAATAAACCAATGGGATATGGAATTGCAGAGGTTCCATCATTTTCAGATGACATTATCATTCTTGCAGATCCACGTAACTTTATTGCAGTTAATACTTATGAAACTCGTGTTCGTAAAACAACAGAGGGTAAAGCTGCAGTAATGGAAGATAAGCGCTTCTATGTAATTCATTTTGACGATGACGCTATTATTCAAGAAATGGATGCAGTAGCAATTCTGACGAATATTCCTGATACATTCGACGCCTAATAATTAGGTGTATTTTTTATGGGAATAAACCCTTTGTTATTGGGGTTTTGAATGTATACTTTTTTGTTATTTTCTTATTTTTAATAGAAAACGAGTTATAACCAATAAAACCAACAATACGAATGTAAACTTTCATGCAATAGTTTACATTCGTGAAAGGAGTGTTAATTATGAAAGTAGTTACGCTGCGATACGGTGGAACTTATACCGCTTATGGACAAAAGTTTAAGAATGGCCAAGAAGAAACAATTGCAAATGAAAAAGCTGATTACCTTGTAAGTACTGGACATTTTGAATTTGTAAAAGAAGTCGATAAGAAGGAGAAAGAAACATAATGGACATTACCATGCAGGACATTAAAGACCGCGTAAATGTACAGAAGATGCCTAATACAGTAATTCAAGAACTAATAGATTACTATGCGGTTATTGCTAGGAAGTATTTAAGAGTTAAGCCGGAGAATCCGATGAAAGAAATCATCCAAACAAGTAAGCTAGGTTGGCTTTCGTTTCCTGCTGAATCTATAGCAAAAGTTACTCATGTTAGTTCGAAACAAGATATGACCAATTCTATTACTGTAAATGGGCGGATTGTTTATGGTTTATCCGAAAATCAGTTATATGAATTCGAATATAAGATACAAGATTATGATGATCTGCAGGTACTTATGAAGAAATGTATTATTGATTTGGTTGTTTCTGCAGTAATTCGTGCTAACTTACAACGAAAAGGTATGAAGACATCGGAAAGTATTGGTGATTACTCTTACCAGATTAGCCCAGAAACGCTAGATGAACCAGATACAAACAATAAGATACTCAATGGCTTAAAAGGGTTTAGAGCAAGAGTTAAGCCGGTGATGGCCACATGAACGAAATGTATTTCGATGATGGTGGAATGGATGATTTATATATTCATGAGGTAGTTGTAAAACGAAAAAAGAAAAAGAAGCAATCCGCTGGTAACTATACAGAAGTACCAGAGGACATTTACGAGAAGATGATTTGCCGTGTAACTACTAATTCTGCTACTGATAATGAGAGATTTAAGCGCGATAAACAAAATTTTGATACAACCTTTAAGATATACGCACCTGCTTCTTACATAATTAAACCCAATGATCTTATTCATTTCAAAAATGAAGATGTGGGCGTTGATTATACATTTGAAGTAAAAGGAGAGCCGCGTAATCCCGCATTTATGAATCATCACATTGAAATTTATTGCGAAAAGGTATGATTCTATATGGCGAATTCAGTAGAAATTGAGTACTCAAGTAATATGGAGCAAGTAAAGACGCATATTAACGCTATGTGTGTTGAAAAAGTCACAGCAGCATCTATTCATTTGCAAAATCAAGTTAAGAAGAACCTCACAGGTAGCCGTAGCGGTAAGCAATATAAAATACCTCATACGAGTCGTAAATATACTGCTTCTAAACCAGGTGAAGCTCCTGCTGTTCGTACCGGTGACTTGTTAAATTCGATTAAATACAATGTTAAACGGTCGCAATCAGAGGTATTGGGTGCAGTAGGGAGTGATTTGAAAAAAGCAATATGGCTTGAAACTGGTACAAGTCATATGGAAGCTCGTCCATTCCTATTAAAAACGTTTGAAAAAGAACGTAGAGAACTTAAAAGAATGATGGGAGGGCAATAGATGTCTAACGCTATTGCAGCTATTAGAATGCTTGTAGAGAACGATGAAATAATAAAAGCTAATCTATCAGAATATGGTGAAGGCGAAGACAAAGGCCCTGCTCTTACATCCCAAACTGCACAAGATGATATGAAAATGCCTTATGTAGTTATGAGAATTGAAGCAGATAATCCGGATGATGTTGAAATTATAGATCGTATGATTCTAAATTTCGATGTGTATTGTGATAATGGGGATTATGATAAGGCGAAGTTAATTGCTACACGTATTGAGAAGTTACTAGATAGAGAAGTTGGTTTAAAAGATGATGGGATACTTTCTATACATCGTGCAGGTAAACTGCCGGTACCAGATGAAGACCCATCTATCATTCATATAAATGCAAAATTCCTTGTTCGAACATTTCGAACGGACTTGTATTAGGAGGTAGAACAAATGGCTTGGAAATTGATTAACGGTGTCCGCGAAGGTACGACTGATAATTTTGTTATCGGTCCCGGTGTTATTTACAAAAATTTCAAAAGCATAAAAGAATTAGGCGAAATGGTTGGAGCAACTACCGGCGGAACAAAAGTCGGTTTTGATCGTGAATATTATGATGCAGATATTGATGGTGTCCTTGGTCATTTAGTGCGCGGTAAATGGCTTTTAAAAGATGTACCGCACGTTGAGGTTACATTAGTTGAATTTACAAAAGAAAACCTACAGTTGGCTTTACCTGGGATGACGGTAGATAGCACTACAGAAGAGGATTACGATATTATGAAACCTTCAAATGATATTCCAGATTCAAATTACCATGATATCGCACTAATCGGTATGATTTCGGGTAGTGAATTACCTGTTATTTTCGTAATTCGCAATGCAATGGTAGTCTCATCTATTGAAGTAGATCTAAAAGATGGTAAAGGAACGGTTGGTTTGAAATGTAAATTTATCGGTCATTACAGTGAATCTGCACCATCTACGCCACCGTATGAAATTTATGTACCAAAGAAAAAGAAAACTGCAGCAACTAAAGCGCCGGCTACCGCATAAATGGTAGTCGTTTTTCTATTACATAAAACAAGCTAAATGCTAAAAGGAGAGCACGAAATGAAATCTATTTTAGAAAAAATGATGAATACTGGTACAGAAATCACGATTTTAGGGGAGAAAATATTGATGCGTCGCTTAAATGTAACTGATGTTTGGCGGTTCGCTAAGATTATTTCTAAAGTTGGACGCCATGCAATAGCTGATTTTGCAGATTTCGGTAAAGCTAAAAATGAAATGGATGAACTAACAAAAGCTGCAGAGTCTCTTCCAGAAGAAGAAAAAAACGTTCAGTTAGCTGCACTTAAAGAACAACAAAAACAAAAAGGTTTAGAGTTTGCTTTACGTGTACTAACAATGATCCCGGCTTGTGAGGATGATTTCACAGAGTTCTTTGCAAGTTTACTAAAAGCTAAGAAAGAGGAATTTTGCCAACTCCCTCCCGAAGCAATGGTTTCTGTTATTCAAGGATTACTGGAAAGTGAAGACTTAATGACTTTTTTCAACCAAGTGCAGGGGCTAGTGAAAGTTCAGAGCGAGAAATGGAACCAACCAGCAGCAGCGCCAATCCTAGCGTAAATGAAGACTCAGAAGAATATTTAGAGGAAGCAGAACAAAATATGTTACGTGCTTTCGACAAGATACAAAAACGGTATGGATGGACAGATGATTATGTCTTATCAATACCGTATTCGCGTTTAATGGACCTGTTTTCTCTAATTGCACGAGAAGAGCAGCAAGAAGAACTAAATGAGTGGAAGAAGATGGCGTTCATTGGTTTTCAAACTCGTCAACTTGAAGAAGGTACTACTTTTAATGATTATCTTCAAGCCTTTGGGCTAACTGACACCCAGGACAATAAAGAGTCTTCTTATGAAATGGGTGAAGTATGGACGAAAGATGAGTGTGAAGCACATGTTGAGCAGATTATGGCTCAATTCCAGGAAGACGACGATGAAGAATAAAATGGTTATCGGCCCCAGAAGGGGGTGCGTAAATGTTAGCTGAAATGTTCCAACTGTTCGGAACGATTGGTATTAAAGCAGAAGGCGCTTATAAAGATTTACAACAGTTTGAAGATCGAGTACAAAAGACTGCAAACGGAATGCATGATAAATTCCAAAAGGCAGGGGAATCAATTAGTCATGTAGGTAACAAAATGAAAGATGTTGGTACAAACATGACAACGGGCGTTTCCTTACCTTTAGCTGGTATCGGTGCTGCCGCTGTAAAAGTGGCTTCTGATTTCGATACTTCTCAAAGAAACATCCAATCTTCTTTAGGTCTTACTGAAAAAGGTGCTGAAAACCTTGGTAAAATCGCAAAAGAAACTTGGAAAGATGGATTTGGCCAAAGTATTGAAGAAGTGGATCAGTCTCTTATAAAAGTTTATCAGAATATGAAAGACGTTCCTCACGAAGAATTAGAAGAAGCTACAAAAAGCGCTATGACATTGGGTAAAACATTTGATTCTGATATCAATGAAGTAACTCGTGGTGCAGGGCAGTTAATGAATCAGTTTGGTATTTCTTCAAAGGAAGCATTCGATTTATTTGCTGCTGGTGGACAAGAAGGTTTGAACTATTCAAATGAAATGTTTGATAATGTGGCCGAATATGCGCCATTGTACAAACAAGCCGGCTTCTCTGCTAACGAGATGTTTACCATTATGGCAAACGGAACTCGTGACGGCAGTTATAATCTCGATTACATTAACGATCTCGTAAAAGAGTTCGGTATTCGTGTGCAAGATGGTTCTAAAGGCGTATCTGATGCCTTTGCAGAAATGAGTCCAGCAACTCAAAAGGTTTGGGACAATTTCAATAAAGGTAAAGGAACTTCTGCGGATGTATTTAATGCCGTTTTAGGTGATTTAGGTAAGATGGACGATAAAGTAAAAGCAAACCAACTTGGTGTTGCTGTATTCGGTAGATGATAAATTGTGCCGAATTAAAATCGCGGTATGAAGCAAAGAGGGTGCGAATCCTAATTTGAACCGAAGGATATACAAAGTATAGCCAGGGGCAGAGCATAGAAGGTGAAAAGATATAATCCTTCCACGAGACCGCGACACTTATTAGTGAAAACGTATGCCGAACTTACAGGAAATGAACTGTAAGAAGTAGAGGATAAAAAGCCTTTACGATAACACAATTGACAAAGTGGGAAGACATGGGTGCTCAAGCTGTCTTAGGTCTTAATAATGCAAATGGTGCGTTAGGCGATGTCGAGGGCACAATGGGAAAAATGCAGAAGACGCAGCAAGAAGCTTTTGGTGTTCGTTGGCAAAAGTTAATGCGTACTACAATGGCATCTTTAGAACCATTAGGACAAGCTATTTTAGATATTGCAGAAGTGGCACTCCCTCCAATTATTAAAGCGGTAGAAGTTGCTGCAAAAGCATTTAGTTCTATGCCTAAGCCAATTCAAATTGGTATTGTAGCAATTCTGGGTATGGTCGCTGTCTTAGGTCCATTAGTGGCCATGATGGGCTTTATGACAAGTGGAGTTGGTGCATTTGTTGGTTCATTAAGGTTCCTAGTACCAATACTTACTAAAGTACCATTATTATTTACAGGTATTCTTAAAGTCGGCCCTAAACTTATCGGTATGTTTGGTGGAATTGGGAAAGCTCTAGCGCTGTTGGGCAGATCCATGATGACCTTACTGATGAATCCCTGGACGATTGCCATACTAGGAATTGTAGGATTAGTATATCTAATTTATAAAAACTGGGATGACATCGTAAAATACACCAAGAAAGCAGTTAAATGGATTGGCGATGTCTGTTCTAAAGCTTGGGACGCAACCGTAAAAGGTGCAAAAAAGGCATGGAATGGTTTAGGTAAGTTCTTCTCTGGATTTTGGAATGGTACAAAAAAACTTTTCAAATCTGCTTCATCGTTTTTGGGTAAAGTCTTAGAAGAAGCTTGGAAATATATAAAACAAAGAATTGAATACAACATTAAAATTTGGAAAAACATTTTCGAGTTTGGATGGAATGCCATTAAATTTGTTTTTAATCTAGCATTAAGCGGTTTGAAAAAAATTGTAGATGGCACATGGAAATTCATTAAGAATAGTGTCCAAAAGGCAGTTAACACCTGGAAGAAGATTTTCTCTACTGGATGGAATGCTATTAAAAGAATTTTCTCTTTGGCTTTAGCAATAATAAAACAGTACGTAAAAACCGAATTCGAAAAAATGAAAAATACAATATCCAGTGTTTTTAACACGATTAAGGAAATTGTAAAAAAAGCCTGGGACGCAATTAAATCAACCTTTACTACAGTATTAAAATTCTTAAAAGATTTTGTGAAATCTTCTTGGGAATCTATTAAAGATACAATTTCTAGCGTTATGAACACAATTAAAAATGTGATTCAATCGGCTTGGAATTTTATAAAGTTCACAATCATTAATGCAGTTCGTGAATTTGTTGGGTTTGTAATTACTAATTTCAACAAATTATATAACACAATAACCGATGTTGTGGGCGGTATAAAAGAATTTATTGTTAGTAACTTTAAAACTATAAAGAAAGCAATCACTGGTGCATTTACAGGGGTTGTAGATACTGTAAAAGATGTATTCAGTAAAGTTGGTTCTATAGTAAAAAATGTAGCAAAAGATGCAGTTAGCTGGGGAAAAGATATTATTGCCGGTATTGGTGAAGGTATGTCCGGTATGGCAGATTGGCTTATAAAAAAAGCAAAAGGAGTTGTTTCGGGAATACCTAAAGCCGTATTAAAGTTCTTTGGTATCCGAAGCCCATCTCGGTTAATGATGGAATACGGGGGCTATATTACAGAAGGTCTTGGTGTAGGGATGGAAAAAATGATTCCTGCCGTAGACAAAGCTTCTGAACTATTAAATAAAGCTGTTGTTCCACCTAAACCAATGAAACTAGTAACCGATGTATCTAATCAAATTGGACAAATGGGCGCACGTTCTGCTGATCTAACCGGTAAAACTGCACATCCATTTGCTGGACAAACCCACGTCGAAAAGAAAACGGATAATGGCGTAACAATTCAAAATGCTACATTTAAAGTCTCTGTTGAAAAACTACAATCTGCAGACGACTTTGTAAAAATGAGAAAGCTGCTACAAAACGTAGTTGCTGACGATCTAATGGGAATGGCGGTGCGAAATGTATGAGTATATTAAAAACATTGCATAGAAGAGCTGGTTCATATCACCTCTTATGGGATGCTACAGAATTAGTAAGTACAATTACATATACTATTAATTTTTCATGGCCTGGGACATATAACTTTTCTTTTATGTCCCAAGTTCCTATTGGTTCTGATGGTATGTTACCGGATAAACACTTTATTGTTCGGGTAAATGGTATTGAAAAATTTAGAGCAAGAGGTGCTTATGCCTGGGAAGCAAGAGAAGTTTTTGTTGGTGCAGGGCCACAAACAATTGAATTTACAACAATCGGTTACGGTTCTTCTGACGTAGCCTATTTGCGTGATGTTTATTATCATGCATACGGACCTATACCTACAATTGCAATGATTGAGCAAACAAAAATGCCTAAATCATTAGACGGATTAAAAAACTATAATATTATGCATGGTTATCCCCGTTTCCAAAGTAACGGGAATAAAGGATGCGAAGTAGAATTCAATGTTTTATTCAACAATATTAGTTATTGGCGTGATTTCATGAAGGAAATATATCGCCCTCATATTATTACTGGGGATTATGGTACCTACGGGGGTATAATTCCACCGAATGAAGTAGATGCAATAAGAAAAGGAACTTTAGTTATAGCAAAATGTAAATTAATATCTATGTCACAAGCAGGAGTAGGAGTTGATGGAATGTGAGGGAAGGATCTATTTCTTTAATTAGAATGTTGGGGAGCTATTTCCAGGTAGGGAATAACTCCCCTAATTTAATTGTTTATATGAAAAAAAGAGACTCTTCTACTTACGTCCAAATACAACATCGTGTAATGGGACTAGAAGTACAGGAGAACGCAGATCAGTTTGCTAGTACATTTACTATTACTTTTGCGAATGAATACGGTCAAATGGCTTCTGACAACTGGTATGGTAAGTTTTCTTCTATTCAAGAATGGTTTTATAACAGTGAAGTAACAAATACAAACCAGCTATATCCGCAGACTGAATTTAAGGTGTCTATCGGATACGGTGAAGAAGCTTTACCGTATATACATGGTTTTGTATCTGATGTGAAGGTAAATGCCGAAAGTGGGACAATATCCGTCACCTGCACAACATCATATAAAAAGGTTTTACACAAATCCGTTATCCCAACACCAGGATCAGATGAGATCGTAGCACCAACCGGTAATGTTTATGATGTGGTGAAATTCTTCTTTGAAAAAGCCGGAGTTACATTGCACGGTAGCAGAGTAAACATTCCTGGTACCAATCAAAGTTGGATTGTTGAGGGAGCAACCGGTAAGAGGTTTCAAAAGTGGGATGAAATTGTACGCGATATTATAGATACAACATTCCATTATATAAAACATGAACCAGATGGAAGTTGCACATTCATGAAGATGCCGGACTATGCAATTAACGAACCTGCAAAATTTAGTTTTAGAGAAGGGGAAAATCTTATCTCTTTAGATATGCAGCTAACTGACCAGGACATAAGTAACAGTATTGTTGTTAAATGCGGAGATTACGCAAACGGATTTCTTAATTCGTTTCTATTAAAAAACGTATCGCAAGGTGATTTACGGGAGGAAATGGTGGAGGTTCCTTGGGCGACAACGTTCTTTGCAAGAAGAGCAGTTGCTGCAGCATATCATTTAAAAGCAATCCAGAAGTTCAGAACATTAACGGTTGCAGTTGTTGGGGATCCAAGGATTCAATTATTCGATGTTATTTCAGTTTACAATAGAGATTCTGGTCAACAGTGGAATTACTTTGTCAAAGGTATTAATACAATGATTTCTGCAGATGATGGATTCTATCAAACTTTAGATTTAACTGTTAACTATGGGTATGAACCTGCTCCATATACAGATATAACTGGTATTACAGTAAATGTAGATACATTACGATTAAAACTTTGGGACTATGATTATGAAGATGGCGACTTATTAAATATTTATTGCAATGATAAGTTAATAGAGGAAAATTACTTTATACGTAATAATCCTACATATGTTGATATACCACTCGAATACGGTGCAAACATGATTGTTTTCGAAGGGGTACGGACTCCTTTAAAATGGCTTACCGGACGGATACAAGTATTAGATACACAAAATAATATTTTATATGATTATGGTTCTTTACCCGATTTAACATTTAAACGAGTAAATATAGATGAATCAACTGGTTATTATATCAAACGCCCAGCGAAAACTTGGGCTGTCACAAGGGTGAATTAGGGGTGATCTTATGATAATGCAAAAGAATTTATATGATCCGATTATGTATCTAATGAAAGGGTTGATTGACAGGCAAATATATAACGGCGGTAAACCAATGCCTGGAAATGACCCGAACGATGTATTTAAAGAAGGTATGACAGAAGGCTATACCCTTATTCGTGATGGTGCTCGTTTATCCCAAGTTGATGGAGATAAATATCTTCATTACGATCTAGATTTTAATAACCAAGGGATGTTAGACAAGGTTATATTATCCCACAAGATAACAGGAAAGAAGATGGAAATTCAATTAATATACAATGCACAAAAACAATTACAGCGTGTACAACCGCGTTTACTGGATAAAGGCAGCGGTATACTGTCTGATTTACCAATTCCCGATGTGTCGTAATGATGCACGGGAATTTTTTAATACAAGAAAGGGTGATTGCTCTTGTTTGAAACAACCTATTTAGCCGGTGGCCGATTAGATCCACCTTTTCATCCAACTAAAACAGAACCATTCATACCAGGTTTCATTATGGATTCATTTTCATTCCAAACAAATGAAACTACATATACTTTACCTGCAGACATGGAGCTGTATGCAATAAGTGTAAGTGCATCTATATATGAATTAGATGATAAATGGAGCTTAATTGTAAATGGCAAAACGATTTGTAAAAACATATATACCAAGGATATTCCCGAAGGTATGCACTTTATGGTTTATAAGCCTTTGACAGCAGGAAGTACGGTTCAATTTTCATTTAAAAATCAAGGAATCCTTGATAAAACAGTATGGTTTGAATTGCATTTTTTATCATAAAGGAGGGATATCATGAGTTTTGCTGTTACATATATGGCGGGCGGTAGATTTGACGCTCCTTATTTCCCTACAAAAACGGAACCGTATATAGAAGGTAGAAGAATCGGAATAGATGCTGCAGTAAAAAAAGATGAATTCTCACTACCATTCGATACAGAGTTAATTGCATTCTCTATAGCTGCATCAAGTTATAGTGATCGTGATTATTGGAATCTATTTATCGATGGAAAACAAATATTTAAAAATGTTTATGTAAAAGACGTACCAGAAGGATTCAATTTTTCTATTATTAGACCTATTCCGGCTAACGCTGTATTAAAGCTCGAATACCACAATATAACCGGAACATCCAAAGTAGTAAAGCTGAATTATCAACTATTAAGAGATTAGGAGCGTGAAACCTATGGCATATATTGAAAAAATAGTATCAGAAGCAGAATTCCATATGGAGTTAATAAATACCATGATTGAAAATGGATGGAAGAAAGTAAGTAGCTTTTACAAGGTTATTTATAAAGCTACGAAATCAGACGACCCTGTTCATAATTATTGGGCTGCAAAGCATGTAATTTTAAAAAACAACGATGGTGGTTTATACGGAATTGTTCAAGCTTGGAAGTGGACCGCAAAGTCTCAATTAGACATTGATTTTTCTAAGCCTGATGGTAAAACTGCATTTAAAACATACTTAGAAAACAACCCACAATATAAAGATCGTTCATGTATGTATTTATATATGATTGAAAAACTTCCAAGCTATCAAGAGGATAGTGTAATTATTATGGGAGCAGAAGACAAGAAAGAGTTCCAATCCATTCTAGATGTAGAATTGGCCGAAGTGATAGCTACAGAAAAAACAGAAATAAACAACGGAAGACCTTATACATATACCGTTTATGACTATACAGATAAGCCCGATTTAATGATGTCTCCTTGGGTTAAATCTACTTTGAGAAACCCTAAATTGCTAAATATAGATGCTGATACAAATTGGTGGCCAGATTCTTTAGTTCGTATTACAGGACAAGTTGATAAAAATAGAGTTGTCCTACTAATACAAGCAGATAAAACGCCAGCATTTGAAAATAATACTGTCCCTGTAACCCCAGTATACATGGGACGCTTAGAAAGCTATGGAAATGACGACGCCATAGCAGATGCTCTTTGGGCTGGAACTGCTTACGATGAAGGTGGAGAAAGTTCTTCTCACAGCTTTAATTTTGAAAGTAAAACGCCATTTAGGGACGTATCGAACTATATGCCACGCACAAAGAAATATCCTAAGTCGCCAGGTAATGGCATTGATAATGTAATTATTAAACGTTCCCGTTTTGGTGCAAGATACCAAGCACATTATATTGCGTGGAATATACCAAGTAATATTATGCCGCCAGATCGGAAAGGTGCTAATGGTGGCCAATATCCTACAGCATGGCAAAGCCACGATAATGACGAATATAAGTATCAATTCAATCCATCTTTATATAGTGGTAGAGTTCATACATCTAGGGCTTATATTGTACATCCAGATGAAGGGGTACGTGGTTATATGCCGTACGTTGTACTTCTCTCCCCGTTAGGTTTGCTAAATGGAGATAAATTAAAAGTTAGAAAAAATACATGTCCAGATACACACGACATCTACAGATTCTTTACCGTGGATGCAATTTCACCAATTACAAAGATGCCAGCTACTGCATATCGTCCAGCAGGATTAGGTATTTTCGAGAAAACAATATAGGGGATGAATATAAATGTGGTTCGATAAAATTGTAAATTTACAAACCTTACCTACCGAATTAGAAAAGTTATTTGTAGATAACGGATGGAAACGTGATCTATTTTTCCGTATCCGAAGAGAAACCAGCAAATTCATAGATGTGCGATTATTCGAATCCACTGGAAGTGATTTGGAGCGTAGAAGATTTGGTTTTGCAGTTGCATACGATACTGCAGACTCTGATTTCGCAGATTCCAGATATGTAGCCACTGAATCAAGATTAGGGGATTTTGGAGTAGGAGATGGTAAGAAAACAAACTTCATTATTCCTACTTCTCCAATCATTGCTAGTTCCCTATCTGTTTATATAAATAGTATCTATCAAGAAAAAAACACTTATACAGTGGATGGTAGAACAGGATTAATTAAATTTAATACACCAGTAGCAAAAGGAGCTAGAGTTACGGGGGAATATCGTTTAGCTAACGATGCCTATGAACCAACGAATGATATTATTTTCTTCACTTATACTCGATACTTTATTGAGAAGGAAGTGAAAATGAGTGATCAAGATGCAGATTTAGGAAATGGTAATGGTACAAAAACAGCTTTTAAATTACCATACCCAGATTTTGATGAAAGCCGTTTTGCAGTATACAAAAACGGGACAATTTTAGATGCAAACAACTATACGTTCACAGGGGATACAATTATTTTCAAAGTTGCTCCTGCAAGTGCAGACAATATAAAGATTGCAGGTACACGTTTGCTAGAATCTAGTAACGGTAGCGATGTAACAGAAATACTACCTGCTAAGACGCAATTTACCGTACAGAGCACAAATAGTGTCCTGGCTGAAATTTTTACATCTATCAATTTTGTGAACGCTTCTCCCTATACAGTACTAAGTTTGACACCGGAGCAAAGATTCACAAAGGACTGGAAACGTGATTCCGTTGTATACATGTACGGTAACGCTCATAAAGATCGTGTTGTAATGTTTATGCGAATTGATCCAACACCAAGCCCTGTACGAGCATTATTTGTTCCATTGTACATCGGAAGAATGTATACATTTGATAATAAACCGCAAAAGAATTTAATTATTATGGGTGGCTGCCGTTCTGGGGAAGAATTCAGCAATTCTACAAAGAAAATTGGTAATGCAAATATGGATTATGGCGAAAATACATCTGGTGGAAATCTTACGCCTGTTTTGTCTCAATCATTAACTGGATCTATGTATCAGCAGCATTACCTTGCCTTTATAACTCATAATGCCGATATCGATAGTGGCCAAGGGAGATTTAATCCTTCTATGTATAGCGGTAAATACCATTTATCACAAATTTATATCGTACATCCTAATGATGGATATGTAGGGAAACTTGACGATGTATACGCAGTACATCCAAAAAATATTCAACAAGCAGATGAGCTTGAAATTGAAAAAACTGTAACAGATGAAGTAATTGGTAAAGGCGATGGAACTAAAAAGATATTCCATTTAGAGCACAAACCAAAAGAAAATACATTGAACCTATTCATGGATTGTAAGGAAGTTCCTAAAACGGATTACGATTATAATGCGGAAGATAAAACTGTAACTTTTAAGGAATACCCTGGCGGTGAAATTCTAGCTAATTATCAAATGGCGCAATTATATCGTTACACATTGCCAACAACAGCAGTTTCTCCATTCACAAGTAAGTTTTCGCCTTTCAATCCAATTGGCCTAGCAATCTATAAAGAAGATATTTAAACAAGAAAGGGGGAAGGCAAAAGATGAACGAGAAAAATTATTCGATTGCTGCCCCTTCTTTATTTATAAATGAAAAGAATCATATAGTTTCTGTTAGTCCAAGTCTTTCTTATGAAAAGACTTATTGTGTTTCTATTTCAATTGCTAATCCTTTTGGTGAAAACGTGCATGAGTTTCCTGTAAGTATGCCGCCTAATTCAAGGTTTAAGGCTGTTAAAGAGGATAATGCAGGTGTATTCGCAACAAAAGTAAACAGAATTAAAGGTGTTTTATCTGATGTGATTAGCCGGGCTTCCAGGGACATTATTGAAATTGATGCAAGCATTACAACATTAAACGCTTTCCATATAGATCGTAACGTTAATATAGATATTTCTGAAATGGAAAACCTCACACAATCAAGATGCTTTGCAATAGATATTACAGATGATGAGTCAGCGCAGCAACGCAGCCGTATTTTTGATATGGGCCATGTGAAAGAAGAACTTGCAGATAAACCATTTGATATGCATGAAATCACAATCGTAAATGAATCTATTATGTCTAGAACTACAGACGAATATGAAATGAATGAAGTCATAGAAGAAGAGCTGCTTCATAAGAAAATTCGTGAGTTTGCTACAGAAGTAGAAGAACTTCCCGAATGGGTGAAAGTAGCTCGTGTATTGTATGGAGAAAAATTCTACGAAAGTATATTGGCAGAACGAAAAGAAAAAGAACTGCAGTCTAATATATTTGAGAATGGCACAGGTGAGATTGTAATTAAAGAGTTAACTGCAGTAACAACACATCCTTTAGAAATGGCGGATAGATGTATTCATGAAGTGGTTGCTTCTTATGAAGAATATGATTTATTTAACGATCTAGGAATACCTGTTTATTTACCTGATTATGATTTATTTGCAAGAATCCAAAGAGAATTAAAAGCAGATTATACAAAATTTGATACTGCAGATAGAAATATTATTCAAGTTGATGGAGGTTCAATATCATTCGAATTAGCTGAAAGAGAACATATAGAAATAATAGCAGCGGTCCCAACAGACGAAACATTTATACGAAAAAACTTATCTTTGGAACTAGAAACCTTTGATATAGAAGATTCAAAAAGAACACAAAATGAAGTAATAGCATCCTCTGCACGATATGAACAGGCAAATAAAATTCACTCATGTCACGAAAGTGAAATTGAAGATGAAACACAATCAATTCGAGTTACAAATGAATTAACTGGGAATTCTATCGAAGTATTGGAATCGATGGATAATAAGGGCCGTGAACTTGCTATTGATGTTGTCAATACTGCAGGTGATTTTGTTTTAACTCGGGATCTTATCGCAGAAAACATCATTGGATTTGATAATGCTACTCGTGAAAAAGAACTGATCCATACCATATTAGACAATGGAACTAATGCTCACAAAGTAGTACCAGAAGTAATAGCAGATTCCATTGAATCACGGGAGTTTAATAGGAAATCACAAAATATTCTTTCATACATTACAACAGATGAATTGAGTACACGAGAAAACAAACAAATTGATGTTATAGAGGGAGAATCCTCTACAGCAGAAAGAAGTGTTATCGAATTAGAAGCCAAAAATGAAGAAATGGATTTATTTGAAGGTATGGGATTACCTGTTTATTTACCCGATTATGATTTATTTGCAAGGGTTAAACGTGAGTTACAAGCAACGACGGTGTTGTCCGATATAATGGATCGTTCCAAAGTTACTATAACTTCTGAAATTGTTGATAGCATTGATATGGAGCGTTGCACCCCAAATATCATTACGGATGTGTCCGGAATAATAGATATTAAAAGACCTGTATTAGAATTAGATTCACAAATCGCTAATGATTATGATGCAGCTGACACACCTGCAAAGCAGTCTTTAATACTAGAACTAGATACATTTGATAGAGATGTAAGTGTAGCAACTGATATAGAAGAATTCGAGCGATTTAACAGGGATACTTGCATAGAAAGTTCAGTGGCGGAATTTGAACCAGCGGAGAAAGTTCTGGGAATTGATACTGAAATCATCGAAAGTGAACTGTTTATTATTAATAAATTCATTGATACCGAGTGCATACAATTTGATGATTTTATTGTTAATAATATTTACCCTACTGAAATCATTGAAGTTGATGAAAATAGAAAAGTTCAAAAAGAAAAACCGAAACTATGGTTATGTCATAGCCGTTCTTCTTGGTGGACAAATTCTAATTGGAAGAAAACAAGATAGAAGGTGATGAAATGGCTACCATTGGACAAGTGTTAAAGACACCCGAACTGGGGTGGAGAAGATATGACTGTAATTCTCAAAATTTCTCACTATTTGATACAGATTTTGACCTAAGTAGCTCTGACCGATTTTACTCCGGTATTACAAATGGCCAATATATACGATTCAAGTTTTTTGGTAAACAGCTACGTGTTATTGCGGAAGTTTCTAATCTTCCTGGACAAGTTTCTATATCGATAGACGGAAATAAAGATTACTTCTCTTTAAATAGCAAAGCAGATGAAAATTATGTTTTAAAATATGAAAAGCAATTCACGGAACAAGCAATCCGTGAGTGTATTATTAAAATCGAAAACAACAATATATCATTCCATAGGTTTAACGCTTTTGATATTGATAGTTCTGGATACTTAATTGATTTTATGAGAAAAGTCTCTTTATATAAAAAAGAAGCAGGGAAAATATTTATAGAGGATTTCGATTCCATAAACCCGGAATGGATTATATCACCGTCCGAATCTTTTAGTATTGCTGCAAGAAAAGGCTTTATAAGATTGAATCATACAGCAGATAAAGATGTAATGTTACTAATCAACAAACCGCAAGGAGATATAGCGATACAAGTCATTGCTGATTATACTCCCGATGTTGAAGGGGATAAGGGCGGATTGATTATATATCAAAACGCTGATAATAAAATAGAATTTCTTGAATCTCATTCTATTAATAGTTCTAAAGAACACAGGGAATGGCTTGCTACTTCTACTGGTGAACAATGGGACTTTTATAGCAAGGTAGATGCTACCTTTGATTATGCAGATAGCGACAAATTAGAAGCGACTAAAATCGGTGTTGTATTAAAGAAAGGTGTCGCAGATCCATACAAGCCGCTAGATATTGATCGTATCATTATCACGAGTGGCCACAAATTAAAGTTAAGACAACTGTTCCCAAATAACAGGGTAATTTTAAGAGATGAAAATGACACTACAATATCTATTAATCAAGTGGGCAAATTAAATACCGGTATAGATATAAACCTACCATCTTTAGAGTTCCAAGGAACCATTGAAGTTTACGATGAACAAAATAGCCTTATAGCAGAAAAGAAAGCCTTATTTTATGGCGGTGACATCTATAATATGGGTTCTCCTTTAAAAATCATAATGGACTCTAAAGAATTAAACGATACTGATCCAACTAATTTAGGAAATATGATTGAGGGAAAAAGAATCATTAAAATGATGGTCCAAAATGAAAATTCTGTAGCTGTTCATAATCTCAAAATTTCTATTGAGCAATACATGGAAAAGGTGGGATATACGTGGGCAAATATTTCGTTAGATAACTTAGCTTGGGTAAAACAAATTTCAATAAATACATTAAGCGCAAATAGTTCTAGGGAGTTTTGGGTACTGGTAACTAAAGATTTAAACTACATTGGGTTTGAACCTATTTTATTTAACATTAAATTGCTACATGATTGAGGTGTTTACATGGGTACTGAAATGAAAATCAATCGTTACAAAGGAACTGTAGGTGATAGTTCATCGCCCGTACTTATCGAAAAATCTGAACAAATACTCGTACAAAACGGACAAACTCAATACCTTTCAATGAATATGGAATACAACAAATTTGATATTCGAACTATTCATGTAACAAACGACAAAGATGTTGAATCTATTATTTCAATTTTTGATAAGAAACAAAATGGACTACAGATATATAAGAGTAATCAAGAGAAGAAAACTTACGATATATTAGCAATCCCTTGCGAAGATAAAGATACAACAAGCGCTGCTCATGTTTTTATTGAAAACAAAGGAAATGAACCAACTTTATTTACAATAATCATTAAAGCAGTAAGTTTACAATAAAGGAGTGTCTTTTATGACAGAACATATATTCAAGAGATCCACACCATTAAAAAAAGATATATTCGACCTTGTTATTAACGAAATGTTGCGCGTTGGGTGGAAACAGTTAAACGCTAACAAAGAAAATGAAAAAGATATCTACATGATGTACTCCGACGGAAATGACGGTAAAAAAAACATCTTCATAGAATTTAGTCCATATGATGGGAGGGATGTAGAAAATCGTTCCGATAAGTCTAACTATGATATAAGGAAAACTTTATATTCAGATTCATTTTTCAGATTTTGCACTGGATATGATAGTTCGAAAGGCAGAGGGATTAGCGAAGATTATCAATACCCTGTATCTTGGTATAACGGCCGCCGTAGTTACTCTGGTGTTTCTGCTGGAGACGGACCACAGGTTGATCCTTTACTTACAATAGAATTATATACATTCATTGATAAAGAAAAAATTATTATTTGTACAATTCCACCAAGTAGCCTAAGTAGTTACCCAGTAGTATCCTATGTCGGTGTTTTAGAAGATTTAATGCTTGAAGAGTTACACGAACCCTATACAAGAGCATTAACTTGGTATTCAAGCGCCTTTTCTAGTGCCAGCGAATCAAATACAGGGCTAACTTTTAGTAGGCCTAAAAATAGTAATTGGACACAAAAGGTAGCTGCATATCGAAGTATATGGCTCTCTATACCTATTCCAAGAAACCCCAATATTGATAATAATTTCATTATGTTACCTTTTTACATTTCTCATAAGGACTATGGAGTTAGGGGAAAACTTGGCGGTATATACTCTACTGCCGATATAGGGATTGTAAGTGGAGATATCTTGGAGGTGGAAGTGAACGAAAAGGTACAAAAGTTTAAATATGTAAACGCAAAAAGTAGTTATGGATCATTACCTGCTCCATTAGCATTTCGCATAGAATGAGGTGATTAAAATTAATATTTTTAAAGCTTCTATTTTTGATCCAGACTTACAAAAGATGAACAGGTCAGCATTACAGAGAAAGGGCACAATAATCGACAATATCATTCAAACCGGAAATAGAAAAACAGTAAACAGAAATGGATATATTTTCAGAGATAAATCGATTATCCAAAATGATTCAAAACAAGAAGTGAACTACCCTCGTCAAGAACCATTAGAGCATTCTTGGAAGAGACTAAATACGTAAATTCTAAGCGTACAACAGTAGGCTTTTTTATTTTGGTCAAAATTTGAAAGGAGGTGAGAACTTGGAAAGAATTCACGAACTCATCAAGGCATTGAATATAAGCGATGTTATTACAAGTACTCAATTTAAAGTAGGTGGTGCTATAGGTGGTGGATTAGGAACAATAATTAATTTGTTATACGGTAAAGCGAACTTAATTTGGATATCGATCTATTGCTGGATTATCATGCTCGACTGGATTACGGGTAGTAAAGCTTCAAAGCTAGATGGAACATACTCATCACAATATGGAATTGAGGGCATCACGAGAACCGTGGTGCTTTTATCATTACCAGCTCTTGCGCATTTATTTGATATTGCTCTTAAACTACCTGATTTCTTTTTCTTCATGGTAGTCGGTGGATTGAGTTACCACATTTTTAATAGTTTCGCAGCAAACTGTGCACGTATTGGCTGGGAAAAATGGATTCCTGCATGGTTATTAGAAAGTGTAGCATCCGAAATTCAAGCAAAGATTCAAAGAAGTGATGCACGAAAAGAAAAACATACTACCAAATAAAAAAATACACGCCTTACATAAGGAGAGCATTGTCAAAAGACGGTGCTCTTTTTGTTTGGCAAAAAGGGGAAACACACAATGAAAAAACCAATTAAACTATTTAGCTCATTATTTATGACTCTATTACTCTTATTTTCGTTTGCTACGGCTTCTTTTGCCGATAGAGTACTAATTATCCAAGACTTACCGAAACAAGCATATCGCTACGGTGTGGGCGCTTATGAGGGCGTTGTGGCACATAGTACAGCAACACCAGAAGCACCAGCGATTAACATTCGAAATTATGAAGCTAGAACATGGAGAAATGCATTTGTACACTATGCTGTAGATTGGAACGAAACAGTCCAAATTGCCGATACAAAATATGTGGCTTACGGTGCTGGACCATATGCAAATAAAAGATTTGTTCACGTAGAACTTTCTGAAACTAGCAACCCAGATAAATTTAAATCTTCTTACGAGCGTTATGTAAAACTATTAGCTAAGATTTTAAAAGATAGAGGGATTCATCCAAGCAAAGGTTTATGGACACATAAAGATATTACTTACAAATTAGGTGGAACTGACCACGAAGATCCGATTGATTACCTTCGCAGTCATGGTGTATCAGAATCACAATTCAGAGCGGACGTACAAAAGGCGTATGAAGGCTCAACAGTTACAGTTAAACCAAAACCACAAGAACCATCACAAAACGTTGTAGGCTCAACAGGAGTAGCTTATATTGATGGATTTAACGTAAACCTAAGAAGTGGACCATCAACAAATTATGGTGTTATCCGTCAATTAAATAAAGGAGAAGCATATCAAGTATGGGGAAAACAAGGTGATTGGTTAAATCTTGGCGGTAACCAATGGATTTATAACAACCCTTCTTACATTAAATATCAAGGGGAACAAACTACTACTTCAAGTTCTGTAGAAGGTAAACGTGTTGTTTCTAAAGTGGACGACCTTCGTTTCTATGATTCTGCTTCTTGGTCTGACAAAGATGTAGCAGGAACCGTAGATGAAGGGCTTGGATTTACTATTGATGCTAAAGTATCAGTGAATGGTTCACCACAATACAAAGTACACAACAGTAAAGGCGTAACATACTATATAACTGCAAATGAAGCCTATGTGTATGTGAAGTAGAAAAAAGGGTATGCTCAAACTTGGGCATACCCTTTTTTTTGTTTATTTCACGTAAAAAAATGGATTTTTTTCTATAATTTAACCTACATTTATTTGACGTGAGTCAAATAAAATGCTATAATAAGAGTATAAAGAAAAGGAGGTGAACAAAGTGGATTGGATGATAATCTTAGGAACGATAACAGCGTTCATAACAATTTACTCTCAACTTTCTTCCGGTGTTAAAAACACAATTGATATTTACTACAAAATCAAGGAAGAAAAAGAAAAGAGTCGCTCCCGCCAAGAAAACGACTCTGAGTAAGACACCGCAAGAGAGGGAAACCTCTCTTGTACCTAAGATTATATCACATAACACTATATATTATGAAAAAAGTCATTTTCAGCAACATACCAATTCTTGTAATTTTAGGATACATCTTGTATCAAATTGATTACAACAATTTACAAACATTAGATTACATCTTCATCGTACTGTGTATACTTGCATTTGTAATGATGGTGTTTAATTTAGTAACTACCTATATCAAGGAAAAGCAGGAGAAAAAGAATGTATAAATTCGAAACCAAAGACGAATTAATTCGTTTTATTCAAGATGAAATCGTAAATACTTCGGAAGCATTAGACATTTTAGGTTGTTCACGCCAAAACTTAAATGTAATGGTGCAGAAAGAAAAAGTGAAACCAATTAAAGAAATGTCACGAGATCGATTGTATTTCAAAGAAGATATTATAAAAAGCAAAGAGCAAATGAGAAAGTAACCCAAGATCGAAGGGTTACTTTTTTTATAGATTTTTGTTAGGACGAACTAACAAAATAAAGAAACGAATTATGAGCATTATGGATAGTTAAAGCTGTACGCTGAAGTTGGGATGCAAGCTTATGCGCTTCCTACTCAAATACACCTTATACATAAAGGCTTTTGGTACTTTTAAATTTGTTAGGTCGGCATGACATTCTTTCCCTAACAAATTTAAACAATGGAAACCTGTCCCCAAACCCAAAACAATAATGCGCTCATTATAGATATGCGGAACAAAAAATATCCGTTTTTTTTTGGAACCCTTTTCTATAATTCTTATTACATACTAAAAGGAATCTTATTTCCAAAACAGAATAGTTATATTTTAAAATTACTTTTGTATTTTTTAGAGGAGGTGAATTAATGTTAAAATTTATTTGGGCAATTGCATTCGCTCTAATTATATTCTTTTTAGTGCGCGGTACGTTTATACCATATATAGCTTCTAATGAAAATATTGTAGCTTTATTTGTAATTTTCACCGTAGTTATTATTAATTCATGGATTATTGACTTAATAAATCGTTTATATAAAAAAAGAACCGAACTAGATAAATAATCTAGTTCGGTTCTTTTTTTATTTTGTATATTTCATAACTTTTGTATCAGTATATACTTTCTTACCGTTTTTAATTGTATCCGTTACGGTTTTTACATAATGGTTAACGGCATCGATATCTCTATATGCTTCAGTGTGATAATACGTAATAGAAGGTTGATTAAAATACATTAATCCGCTTGCAACTACTTGTGCTGTAACCTGTACTGGTTTCCAAGGAATATAAGAAGATAATCCATTTACTAAAATAAGTCCTACATTATAACTGTCTTTATTAATTCTATTGCTTGAATCTTTACTACTAGCGTGTTTCCAGTTGAAACTACCATCAGCAATAATTACTCCCTGCGTATTACTTGTACGAGTTTCAGTACCTGAAACCTCTCTATTAATAACGTTTTCATTTTCATCAAATTTTACTGTTTCGCTGTATAACACTTCAAAGTCTGCATTTGAAGTATCCAAAGGTGATGTTACACCTGCAAATTTTGCTGATGAATTAGCAGCTTCAGGTGCTGTAGGCGAATCTGCATATACATTACCTGCGCCCCATCCAGTACTCGCTAACATACCACCAACTAGTAACATTGGGATTGCCTTTTTCTTTAATAAGTTTTTATAACCCATAATAACATCTCCATTCATTTGAAAAAATTATGCTATTTTACCGGTATTTTCTAGCACACTTCCGATACTAGCTTAAAGAAATCTTAAAATAAACAATTTTCAGATAAAAATATTCACAAAACAATTCGACAACCCTTCTTAAAACTATATCCTTACTAGGGTTATAATGATTTTTATATAAATAATTTTATTTTTACAATCTAACGATTTACCGATGTTTTTACGTCAATTGATAAAGATAAAAACGAATATTCTGAATATTATTTATAAAATTGTTTTTTACAACTTATTACAATTAAACTTTGTTATGATTGTTTTTATATAAACTGAATAAAGGAGATTGTGATATGATAATTCTGAATAATGAAAAAGTTACTAAACTATTAAATGAATGGTATAAGGTTATTTTATCTAAGCAAATAACAAAAGCGACAAGAATGAAAGAAGAAGTTGATGAAAAGATTAGTGTCTTAATGGTCGAACAAAACCGAGATCTACAAGATCAAAATCTTTTATTGTATTATTCTCTATTGGATTATAGTTATAAAGTGTTAATAAATAAATCATATGTAACTCGTAGCGATTTTGATGCAGTTGAAAAACTTACAACAAAAACTATTGATGAGTACTTAAAATATTACTACCATTTCTATAAAGCTGTGCATAACACCATGATCGCTAACTATATGGAGGCTATGGAGCAATTTGAAGAAGCTGAACGACTTTTAGAGTATATTCCTAATGACATTGAAAAAGCTGAATTTAATTATAAACTTGGTGAACTATATTACCATCTTCAACAACCTTTATTAACAATTAAGCATGTAATGAAAGCAAAAGACATATACAAAAAGTATGAAGATTATGTAATAAATCAAATTGAATGTGATACAATCCTAGGATTAGCAAGTGTCACTTTAAGTCAGTTTGAACAAGGAGAAGAACTTTTTGTCAAGTGTTTGGATATGGCTAAAAAACATAACTGCACTCGACTCATTGCCTTAATTCAATACAACTTAGGTTTTCTTTATGCAAAACAAGGTATATCCCCAACTGCAATTCGACATTTAATGGATGTATATAAATCTGAAAAACCATATCATAAAACTGTATTCTTACTGGCTCGAGAACATTTCAAAGTAAATGAAATTGAAAAAGCACAAGAATTTTTGACTCAAGGCTTTGAATTAGCTGACGTTGAATATACACATCATTTACGAATACTTCGAGCACAATACGATGAAAATTATAAGCAGAATCTAGAAACAACGATTGCAGATGGACTAGATTACTTCGAATCCCAAAAACTTTATGGATTTATGGAAGAGTACTCTGGAATTTTAGCGAAAAAACTTTATCAAGAAGGGAATCATGAGAAGGCTAGCCAATACTTTAATATATCTTATGATGCTAAAGAATTACTTCAGAAGGGAAGTGCGTTAAAATGAAAAAAGTACTAATAGGATTTTTTAGTTTTGCTGCTGTTTTAACTATTGGAAGTTTTGCAGAATCTTATACATCACAAGCTGATCATGGTAGACCGCCTGCACCACAACGACCAGATTATGTTTCTAGTTATGAAGATAAGGCACATGGAAATACTGGAGTGGTTGCTCTTGACCATGGTAGACCTCCTGCACCAGCATACGAATACGGTGATGTTTATACTGATCATGGAGAACATATTTAAATACCTAAAAAAGAGGACGCTGTGGCGCCCTCTTTTTTGTAATATCATACATTACGACCATATTAATTTAGAAATAACATAAGTAGCAGCAGGAAGAAAAAACATAAGCGATAATGTTCCATAGTACCAAATGCGGTCTGATTTACATTCTTCAATACCAAACCACTCATTTAATCCCTGGTACTTTTTCGCAAAGAATGAGCGGATTGTTCCGAACAGTTCCTTTTTGCTGCGTGTTTGTGGTAGAATAGGTTCACTAGTAGTTAGTTTGAACAGGGTATTTGACATTGTTAAATCATCCTTTCAAATTTTCAAAGTGTAGAGAACGCTCTTTCGTGCCGCCAAGCTGGGAAGAGCGTTCTCTTTTTATTTAATTAGAAATCCATTTCTTCTTTATCAGATTCATCAATTCCGCCTTCAATTATCTCGGCTTCTACAATTGTCCCTTCTAATAAAACTGGTTCATCAATTTTTGTTTCTTTTGATTTCTCTGCTTCTGGTTTAACTACAATAGAACCATTCTTCATTTCATGTAAAGTAGATTCAATATTGTTTAACTTCTCCATTAGCATACGAATAAGCTGCTGATCTTTGTTTTGATTCTGGACTAAATCAACCACATATTCAGTTAAATTCCGTTTGGAAGACTTTTCATCCAAAATCTCATAAACATCATCGGGCATATTCTTGCAGATTAACTGCATCTTTTTGCGTTTTTCCATCTAAAACACACCTTATGCTTCTACTTTTTTTGTTTCATCAATACTGCGTAACTCCAAAGCATTTAAATTGATTGTACGAGCTGTTGGAGCGAAGACTTCGTTATCTTCTTCCTCAATAATTTCATTTAAGAAGAAATGATTATTTTGAGCAGCTTCTTCACTCATATGTTTTAATAAGTTTTCTTTGATGTATGGATCTAAGATTGGTGCTTCTCCACCAAAGTAAACGAATTTCAAGACTTCATCGCTAGAAGCTGGAATAAATTCATTTAATAATTGGGGTACAAGTAGACCAGCATAGTCATTTAACATTTCTGTAATTTGGTTTGTTAAGTCAATTTCTTCACCAGTGTTTTCATTTTTCAACTTGTATGTCTTTTTGTTGTAATTTTTCACAATGAAATTTTCAAATGAACGTAGGCTTCTAAACTCTTCTAATAATTTCTCAGCACGAAACTCTTCTATATATCCTAAATATGGCTTAATATCAATTACTTTAAATGAGTCACGACTCGTCGGAGTTGTTAATCCAACACCTAATCCTACTGCATCTGTTGAACCGCCACCAATATCAACTAAAACTACTTTTGAGTTTTCGAATTGAGCGGCAGATTTACGTTTTTCAATAGCAATTGACTTTGCGTTATCATCTTTTTTAACCATTCTATATTTAATAGAATGACGGGCAATTTCTGATTCGATTCTGCATTTCGCTTGTTTCACATTAATTTTCAATGTGCGTTCCATTCCTGGTGTATGTACTGTTACAACGTGCTCTTTTAAGAAGCGATCCGCCATTTTATTTTGAGCAACACTGAATTTCGACTCTCGTTTTAACAGCCAAATTGGTAGCATCATGCTCATGTAATCAATTTCAATCTCGTTATTATCCTTATTTCCTTTTAACGCATGATAATAAGCCACAGCGCTTAGAAATGATACATAAGGGATTGGACTTTTAATTTTGTCATGCATACGTTTCACATGTACGTTTGATAGCGCTTTTGAAACTGCTGCTTCCCCTACTAAGAAATACTGTTCTTCTCCATCAATTGTTGTAGAAATCAACATTTTCTTTAAAAGGTCTTTGGGTTCGTTGATAGAGTCTACAAAATGCGTTTCCGCTTTTTGTTTACTAATAGGTACAACGTTTGTCGGCATCTCAAAATAGTAACCATTCACCATGAAATTATTGTTACTATTACCAAAGTCGCCATTAAATCTTGAGATATTCATATTTTTATCTTCCTCCTTACAATAAGTGGTGTTTAACCACTACTTATAATTCAATTCTACCACATATTACTAGAATATCAATAGAAACCATTCAACAAACACTACTTAAACACTACTAATCTATAAAACTAGCAAAACAAACACCACTTAAACACTACTAACTTAAAACAAAAAAAGAAGCCGTTGCAGGGCTACTTTAGCCAAAACTGCCACCACTTCTTTTTTTGTGTTGCTGCTATCTCTAATAGCACTCGTTTTTCTTCTTGTATATCACGTATAGCACTCATAAGCTGTTGATCTCTTCTTTCTAATCTCTCATCAATATAACGTTGTTGCTCATCCATTTTCATAGCCATTTGCTTTAACATTTCATTCTGCTGCTGAATCATTTCTTTCAACTCGTTATATCGCTCGTCATGTTGCTCTGTTTCCGTTATAACATCCGTATCAACCTCTGACATATCTTTTTCTATAACCCAGGTCATTATTGCGTTACAGGCCTGTTTTAACGTCATATCAGGGTGTGATTTAATTTCAATTAACTTCCTTAGTGTTATAACATCGTTATCCATAAAACCACGATGCCCATGCTCATTCTTATGAAAGTGGTAACCATGTTCTTCTAGCATGATGCAGTACTTACGCAAAGTAGACTCCTGGATCTTAAGCATCGTCGCTACGTCTTTGCTGACATATATAGATTGAGAGCTGTCTGTTTTATCTGTCATAACATCATCACCTCTGTTATAACATTCGTTATGGTAGGAGGGAAAACCTTGTCTTCGTCAGAAAACAACAAGAATCCCTTAATGCTGTATTTTGATTTAAATAATTAATCTGGTACGTGAAATTATATGTTTGGATTTATTATTCTATTATTTAATTAGTCTATACAGAACTTTATATATTGTATGCAGCAGAAAAAGAAGCCACAACACAGTATAAGTAAAATACTATAGCAACTAACGCTATTAGATATCTTACTGAATCATTGTAGAAACGACGGTTAACCATAAACCCTAGTGGGAGAAGTATAGCTAATGGTGCACATAATAAAATAATTCCTTTCAGTAGACTATCATTTGTAATTTGATTAATGAGTTCTAAATAGAGTGACATATAATGTTCCTTTCTGTATATGGTTAGTTCTAAGATAGTTTAGTTATGTATGTGCTATCCCATGTATATCTCAAGTATAGTAGATGTAGTAGAAAAAATTCTGTCACTACATCCACTATGAGAAATTTCTATAAAATAATTGATATTAGAATATGTTTTTATAAATCTCTTCAACATCTATATCAGGCATTAGTTTCTTAGCAGTTGGCAGTAAGATTTTATTTCTTCTCCCAAATAGCCCGTTATAGCATTGTGGATTACTGTTTACTTCTTTTAATAAAATTTCAAATTGTTCTTTATTAAAGTTCTCATAGAAAGGTTTAATACAGATTTCAAAAGTATGATCTGCATTACTAAATGCTCCGCTATGATAATAATGACTAATCATTAAATCATAAAATTCACTCATTATGTCTTCTTTTCTTGCTAATTTATTTAAAAGTTTTACATCATCACTTCTTAGATAGTAATTGTGAGCATAGGGTTGATTATAATACTCACCACTACCATTAATTCTAGAATCGATTGCTTTAAAGTGAGCTTTTAAAGATTCGGAAATAAAACTACTTCTAATAAACCAGTTGTTTTTTTTAGTTGCGCGATTTTTTAATATTTCTTGTGTATGACTTCTGAATAAAGGATAAATTTCAGGGTATTGTGATAAGAAATCGAACAGCTTAGGTAGAATAATATCATCATCTAAAAAGTCACTAAAATAATCCGCATTGTTTTTTATATAATCAAATAAAATGTTATTGTACTTATTGTAGATAATCAACAATACTTTGTAATTAATGTTTCGATTTGCTTTTTCGCGCTCTTCATTATTTTTAAAGACGATTTTCCAAAGATTTTTAAAAATATATTCAGTTAGTTCTTTATTAAAATGGACAAAGAATTTGGAATCCAAATAAGTTTCTAAGCGCTCCTCAGTTGGTAAATCACGTTGTATTCTCTCTACTTCAACCATAAATGGAACAAATATATTCTTTGTAAAAAGTGGATGTTTAGTCAGTAACCCTTCTAGCATATTTTTTATAAATGATTCTGCTTGTTCTTTATTTGGTCTGTACAAAATATCCATTGAGTTTAATACAGGGTGTGCAGATAAATTTCGATATGTTTTTAACGTTTTAATATGAGTGTAGACATCATTTTCTAACAACTTTGCTTCTTTAAATGCTTTTTCAATTAATTGATTTTCCCAATCAGGTGAAACAGGATTAGCTTCTTTCTCAGCATTTAAATCCTCTAATATTTTTTTTGCCTTAGCATCTCCATGAATCTCCTCTAAATCTTTTAATTTAAAGACTAGATCACAAATAACTACTGTGCATAGCATTACAACAGAAGATCTGTAATTGCCATTTTTATATGTATCCAGCACCTCTTCAAAGTATTCTCTGGTCTTTTGGTGATAGATTTTGGTTGCTAGTTCTTGAATAGTTTCTTCTGTATGTACTATTTCTTCTGTAACGTCTAATGCTGTCAATATATTTCCCTCCTCAATAACCACATGTTTTTGAATTATTCTTGGTACCCTAATTCAAAAGCGTAAAACCTTTCCAAAGATTCAAAAGCTCCTACATATTCTAGAATCTTTTGGACCTCCTCAACTGATTGATAGTTTATTGTTTTAATATTTTTCTTTTTACTTTCTAATTGAACACTCTTTATTTTGGTTCCTATTATCTCATGGAAATGTTGATTAATACGGCGTAATACTTGTTCAGATCCGTAAATTCTTAAACGTGGTGCAAAATACGTACCACGTCGTCCATTTGATTTTTTTCTACTTAAATCATGGCGTATATTAATATATGCTTTTATAAAAGCTGTGTCGTTAAGATCTCCTTGAGGATAATCTCGTTCATAACGAGAACCGGATTTCCAACCCATTTTGATTATTTCTTTAATAAATGGATGATTCATACCTAGAGAACAATACCAATATCCTATATTAAGGGTTCTATCGCTATTAGAACGAACTGTAGTATTAACTAAAGTCGCGAATCGATTTATATATTCAAAAGAATCATCTGAAAGAATGAAACTACCTGAGCTTATATGTCCATTTCGCCATACAAATGCCAATGCTTCAGCAAATTCAGCAGTTTTCCTAAAATCAACAAACCATTCTCGTTCACTTTTTTCAACAGCTAATAGTTTTCGCATTTAATATCCCCCTTATATCGTTACTAACGTTTATGCTTCTTTAACACTTCATCTAAACGTCTTTGATTTTCCTCTAAATCCTCATGAACTTGTCCGTTTTCTTCTGCATGTGATAGCAAAGTATCTTCTTGATCTATTTCTTTTTTCCAATCCGGAATCATTTCTGTACGTTTTTTAGAATATTGTTCTTCCTTAGGCATATTAGTAATTTCTGTTTTTATAGATTGTTCCAATAGCCCTTTGAAACTCTTTTTCACAGAAGAATCTATTACACGGTTTAATACAGCATTAAATGCAACTTCACTTAACTCCGTTTTATAGATTTCAAAAAGAGAAAGAATAATTTCTAATTTTTTATCAGTAAGTCTTTCTATCTTTCTACTGAGTACAGTTTTAGTGGTATCAGCTAAATTTGTATTTTCAAGTTTAGCTAAGATAGATAGATTACTTGATGGTTTTGAAACATTATTAGATTTTGAAACATTAGATAGATTATTTGAAACATTATTGGGTTCTATTTCAGAACGGGGCCCTGTTCTATTTGAGAACCCCCCCTGTTCTATTTGAGAACCACCCCCCTGTTCTATTTCAGAACGGGGTACTTCCTCCATCTTTTTAGGACGACCACCAAGCTTTGCAAATGTTTTTGCTTGAGATGTATAGTCTGTATCATAATCACGAATTTTCTCTAATGGTTTAGTGGATAAGGCATGTTCGTTTTGTGGGTATTCATACACAATGATATTTACATTACCTTGTCCCTTCCAACCTTCAGATTTGTATTCAAATACATCGATTAATCCATAGTTCCATAATGGTTTTAATATTTTATTATAAAATGTATCTTTTCCTACACCTAAACGTTTTTGTACTTTAGTTAAGCTAGAAGGGATCACGTCATCGTCAGGACGGTTTCCATTTTCATCTTCTTCGCGATTACACCATGTATAGAATTTCAGCCATGCCGTAAATGCTTTATCGCCTATTTTTTCAATCCAGTCATCCATGCAAACAAAGTGCAGGATAGGTAATTGTAGTTCGTTTCTAGTTTTCTTTTTAGCTTTTTTGAATGTTACAGACATAATAAAAAATCCTCCAATTTTTTACCCCGACCAAAAAATGGGTGCAAGAAATTAGAGGATTGTAGTTCACATTTTTAAAAGTATATGCTATCATAGACGTAGCGATACACATTTAAATACGTTAATACAAACCTCGTGTTCTAATTTTCATCGGTTATTGTAGGCGACCAAACCACTCAAACCTTTGAAAATTCCGTCGGGGTTTTTTTATTTGTTTAAATTTATATAATGTTTAAATTTACATTTGCAATTTATGTATCTACTTCTTTATGATAGCAGAGATTTGTTAAAAAAAGAAGAGTAAAAGAGAAGACCGTCGTTTGATGGTCTTTTTTGTTATACTAAAACAAAAAGGGGGATGTAATATATGCATGTTTTTTTTGACAGTATTCTAATGTACGTAGAACACTATAATATTCCGTGTACATTTGTTTTGAGCAATGGAAAATCATTAAAAGGAAAAATAGTAGGTAGAGAGCAATACATGATTTATGTTGAAACAGATGAGAAACAGCACTTTCTATTTAAATCTAATATTATGGACATCATTCCGAATGAGAAATTAGATTTACAAAAGGTAAAGGAATCAGTGAAAAATCATATATCAAAGAAAAAAGAGTCTATTGTGAAGTAATACATAGAAAAAATAAGTTTTTTAGAGGTAGTTACACTTATTATGATAAACTATATGTAACTGTATATTGTGAGGGCGGGAGGTTGCTATCCTTTCTCTGATTTTAGAGAGAAGGGAGGTGACCGAATGGATTCTTTATTTAATTTATTGTATGACGCTGCTAAGGTATTCCTTACAGTATTTGCAACAGCTTATGCGAATGAGCTTGCGAAGAAGATTAGCAATAAAAGAAATAAAAATACCGCCCCGAATGCCGGCAAGCGTAAGGGCGGTACTAAACGAAAATAACTATTAGTAACCGACCACCTTGCGGTATCAGTTACTGGAAGAGATGTTAGCGCATCTCTTCTTTTATTTTATGCAATTCAGTTAGAAGTCATACTCTAGTCTTATCATAACAAATAATCAGAAAAAAGAAAAGACACTCAAAAGAGTGCCGTTCTTTGACTTGAAAACCACTTTAATTTTAATAATATGTATATGGACTCCCGTCCAAAGATAATTTTAACATATTTTCCGAAAAATGAAAGCGTATTCTTTAACTTACTTAATTACTTTTGGATTATAAGAGTGCTCTTACACTTACGACAAGCAATCTTCTCTTCTTTAAACATTATTAGATTTTCAGCATTGCATTCGGGACATACTGCAGCAAACGGTGTTTTTATATTTTTATAGCATAAGAAAGAAATAGCCGCCAGGATTAGAGCAGGAATAACAAGCATCATAATTAAGAAAAGAATTGCACAAACGCCTGTAATTATGGAAAGTGGCTTCATTAGTTTTCTAGCAAAAGAATTTGCTTCGTTATCTTTTGAACGGAAAGGAGTTACTATAAAAGCCTTAACTTCTTTTTTTATAGGGGAAGATTGACCCCTTGTATGTGACCGATTATTTGGCGTGGTAGTCGTAGTGTTTTGAGTTGCTGAAGCACTTGAGCTTGTTCTTTGTTTAGAGCCTTTCTTTTTGCCTATACGTTGTTCATATGAGATTCCCGTACCAGGTAAAGAAGTTGTAATTCTAGATCCGGATGGTCCGGTACTAATGCTAGCGCCTTTTACACCTGCACTTACTCCTACACCTTTGTGTGTGACGTTTATTTTCACACCAGGGGCAACTTTGATACTTTTACGAAACTTAAAACCCATAATATCGTATCCTCTCTATGGAAATAGTAGATTTCTTAGCTAATTATAACAAATAATTAATCCTAATATTTTTATATAACGTAAAACGAGGTAAATAAAAAAGAGAAATACTGTCTT